TCAGTTGGGTATTGTTGGGGTTTCCCCTGGACTGCTGGCACTATCTACGCCCCTAGTTTCGGAAGTAGAGGCGTTGGTGCCCCGTTTCCAGGCGTCCATCGTTTGCGACACGACCGTCGAGCTCGACACTTTGACGTACTTACCGGTTGAGGAAATTGCCACGTGTCCCATGATTTCCTGTAGCGTCCGGGTGGGCATGCCCCCGTTTGACATCAGCGTAGCAAACGTCCTGCGGGCCATGTGGCTATTCGCCGCTTTGTAGAGCTCCATTGTCTCGGCAACCATGCGGCCCTTGTAAAAGCTGCCCAGCACAACCGGCCGTAACCAGCCAGCCTGTTTACCCACGTCTTTCAGACAGTAGTTATAGTTGTAGAGGTCAGGCGGTGGACCACTGGGCCGCGATTCGAGAAACCCGAGCGCGTAATCATTGAGGGGTATAGGTACCCGTTTGCCGGTTTTCTGCTGCACCGCATCCAGGCAGTCGATTCCGTCAATCTGCATGAGCTTCGGGGTCTGTAGCTGCCACAGATCAGAATGGCGAAGGCCTGTACTGGCTGCCATCGCGAAATACCAGCGCGTGTCTTCGTAGACGCGAAGGGGCACCGCTGACGAATGCGTCAGTTGCTTATCGCGGATCGTCACGTCGCGCAGCTGGTTGAGGTCGTGCCAGTTTAGCTCCGGCAGAATCGGATCAGATGCCGAGCGGGATTCCAGCCAGGTAAAGTCAGGCGGTACCGGCATTCGCTTCTGGGCCGCATACTTGAGCAGCCCCCGCAGCATGGCCACGTAGGCTTTCATCGTCGTATCAGCCAGCGACAGTTCATCCTGCAAATACACCTTGAATAAATTCAGAACGCCGATATCCAAATCGGGCCAGTCCAGATCCGGCCGGTAGGCTTTCAGGTGCTTGAGTACCGTTTCGGTGGTCGTGTCCCAGGCTTTCGACTTCTGAGCTTTCATCTCGGCGCGAAACTGCAACCCAAACGCATCGATCGACGGGTAGGGCGAAACGATAGGAGAGGGCGCTGCGGTGGGTTTTGCCTTACCCAGCAACTCGACCCGAATGCGCTCCTTTTCGGCGCGAACCATATCCTCGGTGACCACGACGCCCGCATTTTCCTGTTGGTAGACAAAGCTGTTCAGGCCACTGGCGTAGGTGCTCAACCGCTGGTTGATGTCGGATGAGAATTTCACCCGGGTACGTACCTGCTTTTTTTCGTCATCCCATTCGGCCGGCAGCGCTTTCTCACCACTCGACAACCGCACCCGGTTCCCTGACCAGTACACGGCCAGCATGATTGCAAAACGACCAGCTTTATCGGGCTGGTCGTTGCGTAGATACCGATCAACCGTTGCGCTCATTTGGCCGGGCAGGTGGTTACCAGTTTAGCGTAATAACTCCCCAGATTAACGACCATGTTGGCGCCGTTCAGTTTGGCATCGCGGGCCCCGTCGCCGCATACGTCCGCTACTGCCGTCTGAGTGGCAGGGACGTAACCGGTTGGGTTGGCTCCTATGGCCTGGTAACTAGTCACGGTTGTACAGGTATAGCAGATTTCGGGCTCCTTTTTCGAGCAGCCCAGCAACAGTATAAGAAGAACAGGTATCAAGTATTTCATTTCACTTTGCCTTTCACGATTTCATCGATCTCGAAAATCTGCCGTATCTCGCTGCGTGGCACGGTAATCGAGCCGCCCAGCGGATTGTCTGAATGCAGCGTCAATCGCCCATCTTCTTCGAGCCTGTTGTCGCGAATGCGCTTGATGACAAATTCATCCCGGTACTGCACGGCTACCACACCAGTGGTATACGGCCAGTCCCCTGGATCGACTACGTAAGCGGTCACTTCATACCCTGGATGCAATAGGGGCTCCATGCTATCGCCGTCCACCTCAATGACGTATACTTTGTCTTTGCGGCTTCGCTCTGTCTCATACCCGGCTTTCAATACGTCCCGGCTGACGTAGACAACGTCTAACTCACTACCATACATCACGTGCGACTCTTCTACAATACTCGACCGGGCAAAGCCTGCGCGCGCCCGGACGGGTATGAATGGGATAGGGATTTTTTCTTCCTGTAGCGCAACGGGTTTTACCAAGTGCGTATAACCACCAAGAATCGCTCGCATCTCCGCCTCGTCCACCTGAAACGCCCTAGCCAGCGCCTGTTTTGTTTTGGGCTCCAGCTGCTCGGTTTCCTCATACTTACTCACACTTACACTAGCCGACCCCGGAGCCAGTCCCATCAATATCCCCAATGCCCGCTTCGACATTCCCCTCTTTTGCCGATACCCTGCCAGTCGTTGCCCCTCACTTATCATCCGGTCCGGAGCAGGTGGCGGTGGCGGGTCACCCATCTGCCCCTCACCCGAAAGCAGCCATTGCGCAGATATACCTACGTATGTTGCTATTTTCAAACAAACCTCGTCGGTAATCGTCCGTTTTTTTAGAAGATGCGAAACGCCGGTTGGCTGCATACTGACGGCTGAGGCGAAGGCCGTCTGGTTGCCCTCGAAGTGCTCATCAATAACCAGTTTAAGCCGCGTACGCCTACCAGACTGGATACGTAAGGCGTCAGGAGTTTCACCCTGGCCAGCGGGCCGACCCGCCCGCTTACTACTCTCGGGTGCTAAAGGCACCCCCTTCCCCACTAAAACCATCTGCTCCTTCTTTTTCACGTTGTTAATTACTTGACAAGTATTTATATTTGCTTCGATTAAGTGTCAATGTTTTCCTTGAACGGTCAAATAGTGATATAAATAACCATCAATTAATGATAGCGAATTATGGGAAGACACAAGGGTAGTGGGCCCGCTGTAGTGCTCACACGAAAAGAATTGAACGAATTGGCTGCTGACGTACGTAGGCTGGGAAACAACGTCATTGCCCGTCAGGCAGGCATTAGTATTAACGGCATGTCGTTGATTATCAACGGCAAGAACAACGCAAGCATCGCTACGCTTAAAAAGATACGAACGGCAATTAGCGAGCTAGAAGAGATAAAGACCGGTGGCTCAAAGCCCGAAAAAAAACCAGTTGCGCCAGTAGCAACACCAGCCTAAGCCAGCTCGTCGGCAGGGAAGGGCGTATGACAGGAAAAGGTGTCTGTAAATATTTGTCAATATTTTTTTATCTCGATACTTGACAGATATTTATATTAATGTATACCTTTGGTCATCGAATTAGCAACAACGCCGATGATCTGTTCTGCCACCCAGCTTTTCCCCTTCGCCCAGCAATACGCCCTGCTGACCGGTGCCGACTTCTGCGAGGGTCTGCGGGCCGTAGCGGCCGGTTCTGACCGGGCTCAGGCGGTTGGCGGTCCGGGTGATGCCTACCTGCTCCTGACGCCAATGGGCTGGATATGGGCCACAGAGCCTAAGCCTGAGCAGGCTGACGATCAGAGTGATTGGCTTGAAACACGCAACTACCTACGTACCTGCCCTTTATGAATCAGCAAATCGTATTCACTATGTCGCCTGATGACCTTCAGGCCATGCTGACCAAAGCCAACGAAGGCTTTGCCGCTGACCTGCGTGAGTTGCAGGCACGTACTGCGCACGTCAAACACGCCTACACCATCAAGGAAGTAGCGGAGAAAATCGGCTACTCGGTCGACACGGTGCGCACCTTCATCAAAGAAGGCCGCCGGGCCAAGGGTGGTAAGACCGCCCGACTCAAAGCCCGCGAAATCACGGCTGGCGACTACCGGATTACGCCCGCCGATCTCGATGCATTTATCGCGCAATTCTAAACCATCTATATCATGACTAAGCCCCGTTCTCTGCGTTTTCGCGAAGCCATTCTCTGCACAGTCATTGTATTAGTCGCCGTCGGCTCATTTGCTCTCACAATCATCACGCTGTTTTCCCGCATTTACCATGCCTCACACTGAATCAATCAATACGCTGGCTCACGACCTGAGCATGCTGACCGGACCGGCTGTTATTGGCGACCAGGCAACTGTGCAGGAACTGGCCGTGCTCGAATGCACCTACGTATATCTGCTCACCAAATGGACGTACGTGGCCAATAGCTGGCAGGTAGCCAGCAATGACATCGCTGCCAGCATTGAGCAGGTGTATCGCCTGATGAGCGGGTCACTGGCTGAGTTTCTGGATACGTTCAGCGAGTACGTCTGCCAAGCTAATCTACTGAGCATTGACTTCGCCACTAACTGAGATCAGCTATGGCAAGGCCCGCACGATACAACGCCGAATACTTCACGCATAATGCCGACTTCCGCAACGATCGGCGCGTGAAAGCTATTCGCTCCAACTTCGGTGCGGCTGGGTATGGCTTAACGCTGATGCTTCTTGAGATTCTGACTGATTCAGATCATACGCAGCTCTGCACTGATGACTTAGAACTCGAATTACTATCGGGCGACCTGGGGGTTTCTGTCACAGAAATCCACAGCCTGCTACAGCTTGCCGAAAAAATAGGGTTTTTCTCACGGAATGACGCCGGACTGCTGATCTGTCCTGACTTGAACAGGGTGCTTGAGCCCGTCTTCGAAAAGCGTAACCGGGCCAGAAACTCACCGAAACCCGATTCTGCTGTAGTTTCTGTCGCAGAAACTACAGAAACGGGGGTTTCTGTGACAGAAACTACACAGAGTAAAGTAAAGGAAAGTAAAGAAGAGGAAAGTAAAAAAAATGGATCAAGTAACGATCTAGGTAAGGATAGATCTGGTGTCGCTGACGCGACCGATGCGCCAACTCAGGTTGTTCCCTCTTCTTATCCTTCTGCCTTACGGCAAACGCCCAGCTTTGCCAAGCCCACGACACCGGTAGTCCCAAATGAGGCACCGGCCGCGAAAAAGTCGGCCACTGTGGATAAACGCACCTACGGCGACGGGATGCTACAGGAGCAATGCCGTGACTACTACAAAGCCAACCTCGACAAGTATCCGGCTGACCTCTACAACGAATTTCTAGCCCACTGGACAGCCATTACTCAGAACGCCAAGAAGAAGGCCGACAACGGCAAAGAGCTATGGCGTACCCGCGAAACATTCGATTTGGCCGGAAGGCTGTCAACCTGGAAACAGAATCAAGAAAAATTCAGCAATGGAAACCAACCGGACAAGAGAACCCCAACGCCTGGCCGCATTGATGCCAAGTCCACAAGTGGAGCAACGGCCAAGTGGCGAGGAAACAAGCTCATTAGACCAGGAAGCACACCTGAGTCTATCTAACGTGTTCCTGACGCCTGACGAAGAGAAAGCAGCCCTCAAAGCAGCGTTGCAGGCAAAGCGCCAACGGATCGGCTACGAACGGCAACGGACGCTGGAAAAGATTGCTCAGCTTGACATGTCAATCCGTGGACCACAAACCCCGTTCGACCTGCATCAACTGATCATGCAGCGCGGTCAGGAACTGGCTCAGCGCGAACAGTGGGAAAACCCCTTCGTCATTCCGGCCCACACGGCCCACATCTACGAAGCGCTGGTCTTCTACTTCATGGGTGACGAACGGGGAGCGATGAACGCCGGCCTGTCGCTCAGGAAAGGGCTGCTGCTGCACGGTGGCAAAGGAACCGGTAAGTCGGTGATCATGCGCCTGTTTGCCCGCAATCCATTCCAGGGCTTCGAATGGAAACCGACGGCTGATATCGTCAACGAGTACGGCAAAAAGGATAACGCCGAGGCGACCATTGAGAAGTACTCTGAAATGGTGCTCAATGCGCACCTGGCTAACTATTACAACCAGACCCACCGCGGCTTTTGCTTCGATGACCTGGGCGCTGAAAAGGTAGCCAGCAACTTCGGAAAGGAAGAGATCATGATCACCATTCTGGAAGCCCGCTACAACAACTGCCGTGGCCCTAAGACGCACATCACGACCAACCTGTCGCTCGATGAACTCGAAAAACGGTATTCCGAGCGGACAATGGATCGGCTGTACCAGATGTTCAACATGGTTGAGTTTCCGGAAGATATGGAATCAATGCGCATCTAATCTCATCACCCCATCACGAAGAAAGTAGACATGGCCTACCAGACCCCCAAGCAGAAGGCAGAAGCAGGTACGTTGCCGGCCGTCGTCGCCAAGCCAAAGCGAAACACGCCTGTTCGCCAGCCTAAAAGCGATTCCGTGCTGCTGGCCGAGGCTGGCTACGTCGTGCCTACGATCAGCCGCCATGCCCGCTATATCGCAGGCATTGATCCTGACATTGACAAGTCGGGGCTTGTGATCTACGACCGGCAGGAAAACGCCTGGCTATGCACAACGGCAACGCTGCACATGCTGATACAAGGCATAACGCAGGACTTTGTACCCGACTCCATTGATTTCATCGTTGAGGCTGGCTGGGACAATAAGGGCTTTTTTCACTTTGGCGGTTTCCCGCCTGGCTTCGATAAATGGGGACAGAAAAGCCAGTTTGCCTACATCGCCAAAGTGGGCAGTCGGGTCGGCGAAAACTTTGGCATCGGCAAAACCATCGTGCATATGCTTCAGGCGATGGGCTACCGGGTCCACACCGTTAAGCCACAGTCCGGCAAATGGGATGCCGACGAATTCATGCAAAAGACTGGCCTTACCTACGGCTATAATCCAGAAGTGCGCGACGCCTGCCGCACCATGTACCCATTCAAATAATCAGTTTTCAACCAGTTTAACCCCTACTAATGCCATGTGGATTGAATCAAAAATCGCTTACACCATGCTCGTTGAAGGCGAGCCAAAGCCTGTTACTGAATCGTATCTGAATCAGGCTGTCTCGTTTGCTGATGCCGAAGGGCAGTTGTACGAACACCTAAAAAAGCGGATTACTGAACTGGAAGTAAAGGCGCTCAAGCGTGTACCCATCGGTCAGACCGACGTGCTGTTTTTTGCCTTTCAGGAAGGCGACTCATTCTGGAAAGTGAAGACCAAGTACCAGACCGAAACCTTTACCGGTAAGGCCAAGACTGAATACGAAACCTTTATCGTGCCAGCGCTCAACGACCGCGAAGCATCAGACCGGGTTAAGGGTCACTTGAAAGGCTCACTGACTGAGCGCGAAATCGTCAACATCGACGTAACGACCATTCTGGCCGTGTACATGCCCAGCAACCAGATTTGGGAAGGCGACTGGCTGAACCGGATGGATGATCTGGAAGCCCAGGGTAAGAAGTCGGCAACCAGCAATCAAACGTCGATTGAATTCCCTGATCGCAAAGCCGACGCCAACGATAGCGACATCGACGCTACCGAAAAGCCCAGAAGAGGCAAGGCGAAAGAAACGCCGGTATCGCACCGCAAGCCAGCGCCACAGGGTGGTTGGCAGACACCTGCCTCAGCGTAACCCACTCCCTCACCCACCTACCGGCACCACTGTCGGTAGGTGCAATTCTCTCAAGCCAATGGCCCTTAACAGTAATATATCGTGGACTGACCATACCTGGAACATCGCCAGAGGTTGCCATAAAGTCTATGACACGCACCCGACCACAAAGCAGAAAGTGTCGGAATGTGAATTCTGCTACATGTACCGTGGCGCCGATGGCCTGTTTGCCTTTGATGCGCAGACCGTCGCGCAGACGTCGACTAAATCAGGTGGCGCGTTTAAGATGCCGTTACGGCTGCCTAAAGTACAGGCCAAAATATTCACCTCGTCACTGACGGATTTCTGGCACAAAGACATTGATAGCTTTCGGCTTGAGGCATTGGCGATCATTATGCGCACCCCATATCTGACGTACCAGATTCTGACCAAACGCCCGCAGAATATCCGTAAGGCGTTAGAGTTGGCACACACGCAGGCTTGTAACTTATCGAGCAACGACAGCGGTATGCTTAATCTGGCCTACTGGCTAGGGCTGTGGCTGGAAGGCAAGCCGCCCGTCAACGTGTGGCTGGGTACGTCGGCAGGCTATCAACATACGGCCGATAAGCGCATTCCGCATCTACTGTCGGTGCCAGCCGCCAAATACTTCGTATCGGCTGAGCCGTTACTGGAATCGGTGTCACTGGCACCCTACCTGCCTAATCTGGATTGGGTAATCGTTGGTGGCGAATCAGGCAATGAAACCGGATTCTACAAGTACCGGCCCTGCGAATTGAAGTGGATCGAGAATCTGGTCGATGAGTGCTACGTCGCTGACGTGGCCTGCTGGGTGAAGCAAACGGGTACGTACCTGGCTAAAGCGATCGGCATCAATGACGGGCAGGATCGGCACGGTACCAACCCGAATATGTGGCCGCCAACTATCCGCTTTCAGCAGTTTCCGAAATGAGCGACGTTATCGTTATCGGCGCTGGCAATATCGGTAGTGAGATTCGCTTTGCCTGTTCGCTGGCTGGCTTAACGGTTTTCGAGATGCTGAGCGAAGAGATTGCGGCGATCGAGCGCCAGCGTTACTACGAACAGATTGAGCAGATAGAAATCAAGTTCGCTCAGTTAACCCGCCTTGAAAAAGAGTGCTACGACGTAGCTGACTACTTCCGCGAACCGCCGCCCACCGCTCCCCGAAAGATGGGAAAACCAACCAGCGCCAAAGGCAAAAGCCAGTACCTGAGCCGAAAGATTCTACCCTGTAATCGTAAGAGTTAATATGCACAAAGCACTACGAGGCCCAAACATGGCCATCAGCTACCTGTCTCAGATTCTATGCTTTGGCGGTGTGCCACTGCTCTGGACATCTGAAAGCGATTACCCACTGCACACCGTTGCGTTTGATCGTTACACCGTCAGCAAATGGGAAAAGGAAACGGTTGACGGTCGGCCCATTCACCCACTCTTTGAGGTTGGCGGCCAGATGCGCGGTATTGCACCCGAGCCGTTCACCATTGACGACTATGGCGGCGATAGCCTGACACTAGGCAAATACCTGCTACTCTATGATGTGTTCAATAGTACAGCGGGCTTTGAGTGTGCCGTCTTCAAGCGACCGACGGCTGAGCTCAGCATATACGACCTGTTTCTGTTGATACAGTTTTCGGGCGAATGGATTGGATTGAAAACCAAAGTTGTCGAAACCTAGATCATGCCAGTCAAACCCGCCAAGCCGCTACCCGTACCCATCGAAACGGGCTGCTACTACGAATTGCCAGTTGGCACGAATACGGCGCAAATGAAGGAGTATCGCCTGTGGGCCAAAATCTCATTCGGAAACTATGTGACCTGCGTTGGTCGCCGGTTGTTCTTCAACTTTACATGCAGCAAAGACAGAAATGACTTTCTGTCAGCAATGGAAAAGACGCTGAAAGCGAAGGGAACACCGGTTAAACGAACGTACCTGCAATCGCTATGAGCTTCTACTACACACCTGAGCTGGGTACGTTCCATCTCAACGAAGCCAAGCCGCCAAGGGTAGTACCTGGCAATGAACGCCACAAATGGGATGGCAAACCGGGCTGGGGCGAATCAGCTACCTGCGTTAAATGTGGGTGCATCAAGCGGCGCAAACGTACCCAGCCCGATTATACCGAAACGTATCAGATGCCGGGCGCTGGCGAAGTCAGTGAGCGGCCAGCCTGTACGGGATCTACTTAGCCTACAGCGAATCCAGGTACGTTCTAAGCCGGGTCAGTACTGCCGCTGCCGTGTCGGCTCCCTGTCCTTTCGCTTTGATGCGCGCAATATTGAGCCTGACCATATTGGCCGCATCGTCGGTCGATTCAAAACTCGAAAAGCGGATTTTGCCAGTGGGCAACTGTCTGCCCTCGAAATAAGCGATTAGTTCATCTGTATTCATACTGCAAAGTTAACCGCCCCAATGAACCATTACCGCTATCTCGGCGATCGATACACCGATCAGGAGTTAAAAGGAGTTACCTGCACCGCTATTCGCAACGGTGCAGGTAAATGCACTCGGGGTCGTAATGGCTCTATGCTGGTCGTGTTTGACTCCGGCCGCGTGGCCAATGTCATCGGACGACTATTTCGGAAGATTCCTGCTTAGCTTTGTTCCTCCACACTATAACCACATAACAATGTCTAACGAGACGTGGCAGTCTATCTGCAATTATGGTCAATATATCGCAGGTGTACTAACAGCCCTACTAGCTATCGGGAATATTTATTTTGGCAATTTAGTCACCCTTCAGAATGATAGAGAAAAGGCGACGAACGGCCAACTTACTACTGGCAAAAAAATGTCTTCCGAGGATTGGGTTACTGTTGTTGTAGGAGGCGTGTCTATGACAAACTCGAAAAAGGCTTTTACTGACGGTGTAGACGTATCTACACTGATATCTGCCGATGGGATAGAGCCTGTGAAGCTTAGGGTTAGAGATGATAAAATTTATGTTTCAACCACTATCATTGGTTTGGACAAAAAGATAGTAGCAGAAATAGAGGATAATGAATGGTCCGTGAATCCTAACAACTATTATAAGAGAAATTACGACGATAATTCTGTTGAGGTGATTGATCAATACGGCCACGTAGTACTTTATGTTGAGCTAGTAAATCCCAATCTCGTCAAGGTTAACGGCGTGTTTATTACTCCCAGTTTTATATTTATAGCCTCGCCAGAAATGCTAACTACAATGGGGGGGTATCCGGATAAAGCCTCTTTAGGGGTTCAAGCTCAATGGCAGCAAGTATATGAGATGAGGGTTAAATCAATCCCCAAATCTTTTCGCCACACTGGATCTGATTATCTAGGCAAGAGAATTAGGCCCAAATTAGACGAATAGCCTTAATTCATATTGGTCATATATTGGTTGTTGCCCTATGAAACTGCACCCGACCTGATAAGCTGACGATTACCTGTTCGATAATGGCTACAATCCATACCGGGCATTATAGTTGGCGTTTGTGCCCAAGTGGGTAGACCGGGTATTGCCGTGGTTGGTTGTGGCGATTGTAGTGTCAGGAATGATCTACCGATTACTTGACTTACAACGAGAATCAGTACTGGTTTAAACAGGATTTCGGGTCATAAACAACTGTACCCCTTCGTGCATATTCTTTATAGTAGGCAAGTTGTATTGATCATAGTGACCATGTGCTGCATCGTTTCGAATGCCAAGCCAAGCTGTCACCTGTTTCTTGTCACTCAAATTATAGACTTCTTTTGATCCTAGCTCATTGTTGAGCGTGTCAGCTTTTTTTGGGTTTGACTTCCCATTTGGGTAAGCCTGCTCTAATTCGATGCCATTTTTTAGGCACAACTGGCGAAGGTGCTCTTCAAGGACACTCCCAATAATTACTGCAGCAGGATCTTTGTAATTTTCTACTAGTAAATGCGAAGCCATTTCCATAAAATCAGAAAAAAGTTCAGCAGAGACCAGCCCCTTCATAGTGTCGATATAACCCCTCTGAAGTTCAGTGAGAATGGCTCTCAATATTCCTAATCCGGTACTCAAGTCTCTCTCTCGATTTTCTTTACAGCCCTCTGTAAAAGCTATATAATACTGATCGTTTACGCCATAAATTGATTTTATCGCAGACAACCCTGACACTTTAAATCTCGCGAAGTCGGCGTAATTATATCGACCCTCGTCTCCATCAATTGAATTAAATGGTAGAGCATCCCAAGGTGCTGAAACAATAATATCGTGTACTCGTTGAACGAAGGCTTCTATTTTGGCCATACAGATAGGTGTTAAAGGTTGTTCGGTAAATCTACGTGTGCGCTGAGAAATATCAGTCTACCTTATAATACAAAAGCCGGATTCATCACGACCCGGCTTTTGCTGTTCAAACCCTTAACCTTTTACTAATTATCAATAGGCGCGACCGATTACTTGGCATGTTTCCATAGGAAGCCCCCTGCATGTCTGCTACTCCCTTTAATGTTTTTGTTAATTGAGGCTCGTGCAATTCCGGTATTCACCGATGCTTCCTTTATGCTATCCCATTGGCGAACGAACTCGCCTGTTATGGTATATTGATCAATGATGACTTTTGTTGTACAAGTTGCCCTGCTTTTTGCAATCTGTTCAGGCGTCGGCTTTACTCCTTTATTGGCGGGAGACTTACCCATTCTAGCTAAACTCATCTTTAGCTTCGCCGACTCCGAAGCCTTGCTGCCGAGCAATCGCTGCTTCGTTTTTTCGCCAACCGATTTACGCCGTTCGGGAGTCTGAATGTAAATCCCTCGCGAATCGTACTGGGTTTCAATTATCATAGGAGGCTTCTCTTGATTAAATTTTAACCACAAAAAGCCCCCAGTAGAAAGCCCCTTACCCTGAACTCTGCAAATATTGCTATGACTCCCTCCGAAAGATTTGGCCGCTTCTTGGTATGAGGCAAAGGTCTGTATGTAGTTGCCTTGTAAGTCATATTGTGCAACCTGCTTTTGTAGTGCCTTGTTAGGCCTCCCCGCCAACACCCTTGATATTTGCGCCTTCGTTGCGACTGACAAGCGATCACTACCAAGCCCCCCATTATCACCATTGTAAAGCTGATAGCCCCACGCCTTTATTTGGGCTATCCAGTAACATTCCCAAAACTGCCACTCATCGACTGGTACAATATCGAGCACCTCCATAATTGGAGTTTCGCCCTTTTGAATAAGCGACCGTACCCAATTGCACTTACGTGTGCCTTCAAATTTTCGCAAGTGCAGGTTACGCCTGTGCGTTAAATTATTAGCCTTCCCTACGTAGCGAATCTGTCCGTTTAGGGGATCTGTAAGGGTATAAATAAAGGTCGTTTCCATACCTCCAATATAACCAATGATACAGAATAAAGCTATTATTAAGTTGCCGTAAACAGGGCTTTTCTGTTTTCTACTAAGCTCACAAAAGAAACATGCACCCATCCCGGATTGCCGTTTGCATCCGGATATTCCAAGCCAAGTTGATCGAATGACATATTGGCTTTGATGTAGGCATGCAGCGCCTTGTTGCCAATAACCTTAATGCCATCGCAGTCAATATCTATCGCAGCGCCTACCATATGCTGCGAGGTCTTGGAGCCGCCAACAGCCTTGTTTAGTTCAGCACAACGGAAAAACGAACTAACAGGCAGTTTGCCGAATCGCTTGCACAAGGGCGCATATATGTTGTCATACACGGCCTTCATTCTTGCGTATTGAGCAGCAGTGGGCACGTTGGCAATGCCTTTGCGTCGGGCTGTATCTGACCGGATTGCCTCGGCGTAGGTCAACCAGGGGCCGAAATCAGGGAATGATTGTTTGCTCATCGCGGTATGAATTGAATGGTGCGCAGGATAATGTCAGCCCAGCCAACCCATGCCGCCGTTTTGGCTACTTTGCGTAGCCCCTTTCCAACGATGGTACGGCCCTCGATTTTGTAGAGTCGTGCCTGCAAACTATCGGCCCGGTTGCGCTGCTGCACCTCGCCGTTAGCCAGTAGTACGTTGGCCTGCATCGTTACCGTCAGGTCGTTATCGAGCCGGGCCGAAACGGTAGTCAGGCTATCGATTTCGTGCTTCTTTTCGGCAATCACGGTTTTGCTCTCCTTTCGGGTTTCTTCGAGTGTCCACCGGCAGAAGTTGAGGTCTTTCTGAAGCTGAATGACCTGATTGATGGGGTCAGGTACGTAGGGTGGAATCTGCGCTTTAGCGGAAAAGGCCAGCAGCAAGGTGCCCACTACAAACAGGCCCAGCAGAAACCGGGCGAAGGCGAAAGGATTGAGGCGAAGTCTCATTTACGGATTGAGTCTATTGAGCGAATCAAGTCTTGATTCCGCCCGGGTTGGTTGCGATTTCTGTGCGGGTGGCGCTGGTTTCGGGGGAAACATAAAGTGCAGGCCGATGAGCAGGGCTGCACAGCCGAGCAGCACCCAGGGCAGCGTCTTTTTGATTTCTCCCTGCGCCCGTTCGCCGACGGTGCCTGACAGGCTTTTCCAGTAGAAGACCAGCGCACTAACGCCGTGAATGACTAGCGCCAGCAGAAACAGAATCCACAGGTTTTTATAGTCATTTGGCAGGGCGTAGGACGTACCCAGTATTAGGACAGTGACCATGAGTAACAGAAACTCAGTAGTCCGATAGGCGCGTGAGCGGCCCCTGACGAAATGATGCAACAGGGCAAGCGTAACGGCAAAAATGACCAGCAGGACGCGCACGGCCTGTAGCTCAATGCCTGCGGATAGCGTGGCAGCCAATAAAAAGGCACCCGCTGCATACACGAGGTAATTCATGATTCGTTGTCGGTTGGTTTCGTAGTCTTTGTTCCAATTCGTTTCAGGATTACGTTGAGTTGTTCAATCAGTATGTCTCTAAATTGGCTCCAGATCCAGAACCCGACCGTGAGCCTGTTCGCCCGGGCATATCGTAGTAGATCGAGGAAGGTGTCAGCCAGCAAGTGGCCAATCAAACCGCCCACCGCATAGAGTAAGGCTGACCAGATGTCGAGCGTTTGCCATTTGATGACCGACGAAGCGATCAGGAAGCCAAACACCCACCCCCCGACAATGGCCCGGCATTTGCGCCACAGGCCTACCTCGTCGTTACCCAGCGCATACGCTGCGCCCAGTAGGGATAGAAATCCGTAGAGGTAGATCACCTCTAACTTTAGAATGGTGGCCCACAGTTGCCCGAGGGCTGACAGAGTCGGAGGCATGAAGTGAAGATCTCATATGGTTAGATATCCGGCATTGGGAGGCTGACCAACACCGGTACGCGTTACTTTTTAATGACGATCCGAACCCGCTTGCTGCCGTTTTCGGTGGCTGCGTTGAACTCAGGAAAGGCCTGTTTCTGGCCATTCATCCACGTATCGTTGACCAGTCGTGCCCAATCCACTGTATACGTTGCCTGGTAGCTATTACTGACGGGCAGACTCAGCGATGCCACGATCGCAGGCGTCAGGATATTGGTGATCCGTGGCTTTGCCTCAGCGGCCCCTTTGCCGGGTGGGTATATCTGATGGATACAGGCCATTGAACCGCCGGCCCGGTAGAACTCTTCGATCTGGTAGATTTGCTCGCTCAGGTCGTGCCAGTTGCCGTCAACCTCTGTAGCCGCAAACCGGCGCGGGCTGTAGTCCCGTAGTGACAGCGCGACCGACCGCCGCAGGTCGTAGTTGGGCTGATCGTTTTGTTTGATGCCATCCGCATCGATGAGTGGCGCAATGGTCATAGTGCCCCGGGCAATTGACAGCGGATCAAACAGGCTGCCGTACTCGGTCGCCGTGTAGAGCTTGCCTGATACGGCCTTGACTGTTTTATCAAACCGGTTAGCCAGATTAGCGATTGACTGCTCTCTGTGGCTATACAAATCTTTTTGCGCGTTGCTGAAGAAGGAGATCAAATGCCCCTCACCCGATACGGCTGGAAACTGCACCTGGTCGAAATTGGCGTAGCTGGCTCCCCATGACTTGTTGAGCGAACCGACAGAGTTGTATTTGGCCCGTAACCGCTCCCGGAACACGGCTAGCGAAGCATCCGAGAAATCGTACGTTGTCTGGTAGCCTGCCCCGTTGATCTGGTTGTCCATCGGGAAGCAGCCTTCCTGCCTAACATTGGTTACCAGCGAGAAGCCCAGCACGACGTTCGCGTACGGGCTGGCCTGCACGTGGCGAACCGCTGCGGTCACGAAGCCGTCAACTTTGGACAGAAAGCCTTCAGAATCGAATGACCCCATGTAGGCGCCGGCATCGTTGCAGACCCGCCCTTGCAGGTCGCGAATCATTTCGCTCTCGTCGATGAAGGCTTTGCCCGATCGCTGCTTGTTGCTATTGTCCGAGCGTGCCATCGCGATTCTAAACCACACCTTTAGCCCGTTGGCGGCTGCCTTGGCCAGCAGATCATCGTAGAGCCGAAAGTCGTACTGTCCATCGGCCAGCGTTGCCGGTTCGGCCCGGTTCCAGTCCAGCGAGGCATGCACGTAGTTGGCCCCCTTTTGCGCCGAGTAGGTTAATAGCTCCTGATCGTCAGCTGTCATGCTGCCGTCGGCCTGCTGGTTGAACAGCATCAGACCCAAACCCAGCCAGCGCCGGGTTGGTACCTTGTGATCAGTAAAGCCCGTAGTTACCGGCTGAACGTTTAGCTCCGGCACGATAACGACCGGTTTGGTTACGGGTTTAGTAGCCTCGACGCTGACGGCATCGACGGGCGCAACGACGGCTGCAGCTGCGTTTTCAACGCGTACAGTAATGGTCTGCGTGGGTGCGGTAATGGTAATAACCGTGGCATTGCCGTCGGCTTTGCTGCTGACAGTTTGCTGGGCAAAACTGATGCTGCTGATCAGCAGCAGGGCCAGTAATCGGACGTGGCGAAATGGGTTCATGTAGATGTAAGGAGAAAAAAAGAGCCAGCCACCGACGGTTGCGCCTGCGGCTGGCTCTTTTTAGGTGAATCAGTCAGTTTGATGCCTACGCCGCCGTTACCAGCTTCGCCCGGAAAATGCCGGTGTGCGTTTCCCAGCCGCCATAGTTCTTGATGAGGCCCGCAGGACGGGCAAACACGCCGAACTTGATCGATGGAATGATGTTCACAATTGGGTATGCCGCCGTGCTCAGAAGCTGCTCAACGCGCAAATCCATTTCCAGACCGAACGTAGGCGCCATGCTCTGCGCGATGTTCACGTCACAGTTGCCGAAGTACGTGTTGTTGTGTTCTTCCATTGGAATGACGCCGCCCTCGTTAAGCGGAGCGTGTTCCAGCCACGACTCAAAGCAGAATGCACCCGCTTCGATCACGCAGACCTGATCGGTACCAAACAACACGTCGACGCGAGGCTCGTAGTAGAATTCTACGTCGAGGTCTTCCATCATTTTCTCGTAATCGTAGCCGAGCGAGGCAGCCGAAGCAATACCCTTACGATTGAACCACGTTTGCGGCTTCAAGCCACCTACTACGATCAGACGGCCGGCGATGTTGTGAATCACCCGCAGGTTTTTCAGCCAGTCGTAAAAGTCGGTATGCAACGAACCGTCAGCCTTGAAACCGTTCACGTTAGGTACTGCCAGGTTGGCGGGCGACGCCGCCCCAATCATGAGATTACCACCGGCAGCGGCCAGCAGTGCCGTACCGACAGCCGTATTGACTGACTGAAGCAGCGGGTCAATCTTGCGGCAGATTTCATCACCCATATTGCTGAGCAGTGAGAAGCCTTTCACTTTGGGCGTAAACTCAGACGGGTTCGTCAGGTACGTCTCAGCCGCCTTTTCCAGTCCCAGCATATCCATCACACCGTACTTGTGCTTTTGCTCCCGGTGCAGGGCATAGTTCACAAGCAGCGAGGTAGCTGCCGTGGGCGTGGTGCCACTCGATCCAGCAACGGCGCGGGTCGTGTCAACGGTCATGTCGACCATTGGCCGGTAGCTCAGGCGAACCTGCGCCGTTGGCGTAGACCCTGTCTGATCGACCGACAACCGACCGTCATTGTTGGCATTACGGGGATTCATGTCCGTAATCAATTCGGCATTTTGGGGGCTACGCGCTGCCTGCAAAAAACCATTGGTCGAGAACCGACGACCGTTATTAATCGTGCGGGCGATAGCCGTTTCAGCAATGCGCGCCAAATTCAAGTTAATTCCGTTTGCCACGTGTGTTGCGTGTTTAAGGCATTGCTGCCGGTTGTGTTATTGATTCTCAGCCCGCCGTTCAGCCCGCTCCCGGGCGTTCTTTTGGGCTGGTGTTTCTTCGCCCTGCTCAGCCTTTTTGCCCGGTATCTCGACTATGGTAGTCGGTGCCGCATTGGAGACTTTCAGGTAGTTTTTTTCTTTGAGCGACTGCTCCAGTAAGTCGGCGACCGATGCTGGTTTGTTGGCGACAAACAACTCAGCCGTTGTATCATCCTTGCGCATGATCTTGCCTGTTGTTACGTCGAGAACACCGCCCACTGAATCGATCTTACGCTCAAAAGCTTTGATCGCCAGCAGGCCATCTTCTTCTTTCACGGTATCGATCACGTCGGCGCGTCCGGTAATGGTTGCCGTTAATTTGTCGTAAAAGCGGTCGCGGGCAAACTGGCCTTTCAGCGTCGTTTCCTTCGTTTCCGATTCCTGCTTAATGCGAAGAATTTCCGCATTCAGATCACTGATGGTTTTGGCCGCTTCGCCTGGTGTAGCACCCTGCGTCTTAAGCCCTTTTACTTTTTCAATCAGCTTGACCAGTTTCTTGGTCGTCATCTTGTCACCCTTCAGGGATTCGATTTCGTCCGGTTCCAGAAAGTCAGCCAGTACGGGATTCAGTAGCGAATCGATGCCGTTTAAGGCCCGAGCCGTTAGCGTTCCCTTAATTGTTGGCCGGTTCTCGGCTTCCGATTCGGTAATCAGATTGTTGTCGATGGCGTTGGCCACATCATCGTCAATGTCGATGTCAGCGACTTTTGCCAGTTCGGCAGTGAGTTTTGCGGCATCGATGGCATTGCCAACTTTACCCGCCTGTTTTTCAAGAAAGTCCTTGAGTTTCATTGTGTGTTTGCAGGCAATGCCTGCCAGTTATTCGTATGTAGTGGTAATGTGGTACTGTGGTGGTCGTCGGAAAGACTAGGCCGCTGGCTCTTCTTCCTCTTTGATGTTGTCAGCTACAATCGCGTCACCGAGGCCAGGCACCTGAATTGCGTTACCGAGGTCATCCTTCTCTTTGCTGTATTTCACCGTGCCTAATAGCGACACTGTGCGGCTGAGAAGTGGGCTATAGCCTTCTCCGTCAAGTTCCTTGGCGAGTTCGTCGTAAGCCGCCTTCGTCATGAAAGCTTTGCGGGCCTTTTCGTTGGTGACCACCTTGCCGTTTTGGGTGCTCGAAATCGCGCCCAACTCTACCGTTACCTCGTCAGAGGGTTTCATTTCACTCAGCTTCTTGTTAGCCATTGGTTTGTACTTGTTTAGTTAATAGAAAGTCGTATACCCGTTTGGTGACGGGCAACAGTCGGTGTCTGCACCGATAGCCGCCTGCGTACCAGAAAATGGTTTCTTTCGTTGTGCCGATCATCTTGCCCGACCAGGTCAAGTCAGCCCATGCTTCGACTTCGGTTTTTAGGTACGTTCGCCCTAACCGCTGCCGGCAGAAGTCGCGTGTCGTGGCGATCTGCGTACCCATGTAGTACCAGTGAGTGAGCTTCAGGCCAGTCGCTGCCGTATCCGTCCAGGCCCGTACGTAGGTCAGTACGACCTCTTCGATCGTATTGGTCACCTGACGAAACGCCGTACTTTCTCTGCCCAGAATGTCGGTACCGATACCGCGTAGGCCCGTTACGTCCAACCGGGCCAGTACGGCATTACCTAGCTGCGTTGTCAGCGACTCCCGGACGTGCAAGCCAATCTGCGCCCCAACGACGCCTGTAGCCTGTAGCTCTAGTTGCCGTTCGAGCCGCGTCAGGTTGGCTCCGGCCACATAGGGTTTGCCGATCAGCAGTGAGAAATACTTCACCAGCTTCTGGGTTGCCCCGGCCAGCGTATCAGTCACCCAGCGCGCAATGCCCTCGATGCCAAAGTCGCCCAGCCCACTTAGCCAGTTCATCAGACTGCGTAGCTTGCCCGATGGTGTAATGTCAGCGGCCAGACTATCGAGCCAGCCCAGCAGATCGGCACCCAGCAAATCCAGCCAGTTCCGCGTACGGTCAAATAGGTCAGCCAGCGTCACGGTGATCCACGTGTCCAGTTCGTCCATTTCGGCCAGCAGTTTGTCTACCTCGTTCATGATAGCTGATCTGCGTTTTTCACGTCAACCAGTGGCGTAAGTGTCATGCCGCCAACCATAGGCTTACCCGTTACCGGGTCTAGCACCGGGCCGGCTATTTTGCCTACCCGCTTCCGGGCTGCTTCCAGCAATTTCGTGTACTGCACGTCCAGCTTCAGCGACCAGAATGCTTCGCCCATCGTACGCAACTGCTCGTTGAGCAGGCCATCGAACAGGATGCTCAACCAAACCTCTTCAGTCGTCAGCTGCAACGCCTCAGAACCCGCTTCGAGCGTAATGCGCTGCGCCGATAAGATGAATAGCTTCTCTTCGTTGTTGACGCCTGGGTAGGGGTCAAGCTGCTCACGGAGTTCATAGCGCCGGTAGTAGTTCGAGTCTTCGCCCGACTGGTAGCTGATCAGCTTTTTCTCCAGTGGCTTACGCAGGTTGGAGTCAAACGACTTATCAACGGCTTCGACCAGCTCTTCGCGGGTTAGTTCGGCGTTTTCCAGCGAAAACCGGATCGGCTCAATGACAACGGGCAGGGTAACACTGGCCCCAAACCGCTGATAACCGACCCACGAAAAAGCGAACCGCTCAATCGTGCATAGGTGCGCTGCTTCAGTATTGAGCTTTCTATATAGCTCTTCGCGATCGTAGCGTTTGCTGGTACCACTTGCCGTCGTTGGCGTGGTTTCCAGAAACTGCATATCAATCACCGCGTACGCTTCAGCTTTTACCCGCTCGTATTCCTTGACGAAAGCATTCAGCGCATCAATATTGCGCGGTATGAACCCGCCTGGGGGAATCGGCAAATTTGATGGCCTGCTTTCGTCGGCAAATGAGGTGGCAGATGGCGGTGTCACGCCGATTATCTCGGTGCCCGACATCGACAGGTTGTTGCTGTGGCCTTTGCAGGTTGGGCAGACAATAACGTCTTTCAGGTCGCCATTGGCATCGCGAATAACTTTGGTCCCGCCGATACACTGATCGTCGCCCCCCTTTTTCTCATCCGGGCATCCCTTAGTCGTATAGCGCCATTCCTGCGACGATACGTGCAGGTTGCGCTCAACGGCCAGGTCAGACTCGATCTGTTGCGCCGTTTCAATATGCGCCAGGGCAGGCGACAACGACGACTCATAATATTCCTCATCCGGATCAATGCCCGCCGTGTTGCTGGCAGAAACGGATTCGTAAGCACCTTTCGCGTTGATCTTTTCGGCTTCCTCTTCTTGGAGCTTGCCTAATTTCATCGCAGGCATTTTCGGGCAACCATGTAGGGCTGGTCGCCAGATCGGCTGACCTTCCTCGTTGATGCCAATGCCCGTCACCGCCCAACTGTAGGTTGGCAGGCTGGTCGCTGGGTTTATTTCTTTTGCTACCAGCGTGGCAATCGCATAGCTGTCGTGATCAACGAATGCCAACCGTTTTGGCTCGTCTTTTCGCTGTGGCAATTCAAGCACGGCAAAGCGGCCTTTTTTGTGCTGCCATACTCCGTCGCAGGGAATTAGTACCGCCGTTGGTGCAACCCGCTCCATATCGGAGCCTGGCTGTTGCAACGGCAGTACCAACAATACTGCGTTAGGATCATGCACGTACAAGGGACGTACCCGGCGCCAGAACCACTCATCGAGTGTTCCGTCTGCCGAGAAACCGGATGAACAGTAATTCTCAAGTGTGTCGGTCTGCGTTTCTTCCTGAGCGGGAAACACAACCGCAAAATCGTCAGCCTGGGGAATGTAGCCGAGCGTGTCAATGTACCGGCTCCGGAGTGAACGAAACGGGTTTTTGTAAACGACCTTCCGGTAGTTCTTACTGGCCGTCGACTCCTTCGGCCGGTTCAGGTCGAGGTATACCGGGTAGCTACGCCGAAACACCTGCCGTATCCGGTCACGGTGAGCCTTCGACGCCTCATAATAGGCGTGTCGGGGTCCAGTCCCTTCCAGATACGGCAGAATGTCGCGGGTATAGTCAAGCATAAATCAATCGGCCTTACTAGGCTTTCTGTACAGTGAAAGTGAATGAACCGGTGACGCCTGTCGTGTTTTCGACAACGAGCGTGTACCGATACGTACCTGTTGGCAGCGTGGTACCGATGTTGACCACGCCAGTCGCTGCGTTGACGGTCGTTACCTGCGCGGTTGGCACATCGTCCGAGATGTTCGAGAAGATGCTGTACTTCAACCCGCCCGCCTGCAAGGCCTGTCCCAGCGTTGGCGTCAGTACGCCCAGCGTCGTAGCAGCCAGCGTGTACGTGTTGGTGGCACCGGCTACGGCGACCAGACCCGTTACGGCTGCTGTCATCGTGAATTTCAGGTCATTGAGCAGCGTGGCTTTGCTGATACCGAACACAGGTGGGATCTCGCCTTCGCTGGTGATCATGATGCTGAACGAGCCGGGGATATCCTTTTTAACATCACCTTCGACCGTGTTTTTGATCTCACCGTAAACGGGCGTATGATCGGCCCAGCGAATTACTTCGACACTGAAATCAGTGAAAACGAAGATGTCGTACGGCGTCTGTGCGCTCCGCAACTGGTTGAAGAACTCGACGTTGAGGTACTGGTCGCGGTTGTCAAACGAGTACGTCGTATCGCCAAAGCCTGTTGGTCGTGCCTTCGTCCGTGAGCCGTAGTTATAGGCCTCTTGGAACTCAGAGAACGCACCCCGCTTGCCGTTGACCTGACCGTCACCCAGGAATGTGGCTTGCCCGTTGTAGCATAAGGCTTTGATGCCCGATACCAAGTTGCCCGCCGTTAACGCGCCAGCTGTTCCACCGGGTGGCGTCCAGGACGTGCCAAAAGCAGGGATTACACCAGCCGCAACCAGTGCAACAGCGAGAAAATTGGATTTTGGGCGCTTAACGCCGGGTTGTGGCATCCGGTTAGGGCCGGGTACCAGGCCGAGGGGATCGGCAATCACGTCTTGAATCTTAGACATTTTTACTGGTTGAATTGAAAGTGTTACAGCGGCCCGTTACCCCGCCGGATACGGATTCGTTAGTCGGCAATAGCCTCGACGCCGACGATGTGTACCGTGTGGCCGCTGGTTCCGGTTACCCAGATTTGCCCGCCGTTTACGGTGGCCTTGATCGTTTGACCGGGTAGGCTAACGCGCACCTGGCTACCGTCGGGCCGGTCGGTTTTGATCACCACAACACCGCTGTCAGCGTTGCTTGAAATCAGCGTGTCTACGTAGACGGGCTCAGTAGCCTGTTCTTCAGCTTGCTTTTTCATCAGATTGTGAATACGAGTGTGTAGTAATTGGCCGGGTTGGTTTCGCCAATCACCCGAGCCGTAGCCGTGTAGGTACCCGCTGCTGTCGTGCCGGACCACGTTACTTCCCAATAATTGGTGTCGTAGCTGGTACCGGCCTGATAGGCACCGCCTGCGAGTCCGGGAATAGCGACCTCGACCGGACTGGCCGAGTTGACAAACAGGCGAAGCAGGCCATTGGCATACCACCGGTAAGCAAGTGCCTTGATGGCACCCGAACCCGAAACGCCTGACGGCAGCACCGACACCGACAGGGTGCGCGATGCCGTCAGGTTATCGGTATCCCGACGCACCGTTACCGATACCGTGGCACCCGTTGTAATGGTGAGTGGTGCAGCCGTTGAGGGCGTTGCTCCATTCCAGCCAACCAGTAGCACGTCGCTGCTGCGTGGTAGTACGGTGATGGTCGTCTGACCGGGCTGCTGGCTGATTTGCAGATCGAAATCAACTGTGTCGAGCGTTGGGTCTTGCTCGTAGTTGGCAGGCACCCGGGCTAAACCTGCCTCGATCGGGTCATACACATCAGCGGGTAGCTGACCGAATGCCGCCAGGTACTGCGCTGCCGTGTAATCCGTGGTGGTACCGCCCGCGTTGGTTACGCGAATGGTCGTAGGTGTCAGCCACCCTGTCGGTAATGTACTCGAGCTGAGTACCCGAACCGGGATGCCTGAGCCTGAACCCCGCACACCAATCGATGCCTGGATAATGTCGCCCGTACCCAGTGCCAGCACCGGAATGACCAGCGCTGCGTTGAGCGTCACGACTACCGCCGAGCCTATGATAAACTCACCGCGACAGATCAGAATCGTCGTACCGGGTGCAACGCCAGCCACATCGACGGTCACTGACGTCGAATTGTTGTAGAAGCCTGCTAGTATGATCGCTCTGAGCATGCCCGAATTTGGCAGACTGAACAGGGGGGCGGGTAGTCATCGCGCCGAAACCAGTTGTATAATACAGGCAATTGGCTGACAATCAGAGTAAACGCATTACCCACAAAAAAGCCTGCCCGCAGGTGCAGACAGGCTTTTGATACCCACCAGTACTAAAAGAACTACGCCCCTGCTGTCGGTGGCAGAATCGGGGGAAATACGCCGTCATTGGTAGCTACGAGTGCCGCCTGAATGCGCGAATCGATCTGCACACCCAGCCCGATGGTCCGGTACACGTGGACGGGGGCAATATTTTCGATATGTGCCCAGCCGTAGTGTTCGCCTACGATATTGGCCTCAATGTCATCTGGGCCAAACACGTACACCCGCCTGACGGCTGCCTGACCGCTGTAGCTTGAGCCGAGTACCTGCTGCACGTTCGTCGCGTGGACTACCGAACGCAGGGTACCATCGGCCAGATAGCCCGCTAGTTGTTCCTGGCTTAGATACGGCCAAATGGCCTTGAACTGGTCTACTGTAGTTGGGGTGAATGCCATTGTCTGATCGAATTAAACGGTGATTGATTGCAGGTACGCGTTGGGGCGACGGGTAGGCCAGTAGGCGATACGTGTATGCCAAAAACGACCACCCGACGTATTAAGGGTGAGTGTAGTGACGACAGGAGGCGGTGCCGTATTGGCCGATGGAGATAGCACGGTACCATTGACGGCTAATCGATAATCGTTTACCTTGTAGGCGATAGCGCCAGCCATCGCGCCGGTTGTCAGGCCACTGACCCCAACCGACGAGAAGGCAATATTGACGCCCGCGCTTACCCCAAACGCTACTAACTGGTTACTGCTGTTTCGCTGAATGACCATTCGGTTGTTATTGGTCCCGTCGTTGACCGTTAATGGTCGTATGTCGACACCTGCGGCATCGACGGTGAAGCGGCACAGAAACGTACCTTCACTGACGTTGTACCAGCCAGCGGTTGGCATCGTCAGCACATCGGCCCCGCGTACTGCCGCCGCCGTTGTGGTCGGAATGTAGGAGGTGGCGAAGCTGCCCGCTTCCAGTTGCGCACTGGTTACACTGCCCGATACCGTCAGCGTTAATGTACCGGCCGTGGGCGTGAAACTTACCGTCACCCTAGCGTTTGTGCCGCTACCCAACAACGTACCTGTACTGGTACCTGACCGGGTGATGCTGCCCGTTCCGTAGAAGCTGAGCGTATACACCTGCGCCGTAACAGTAACGTTTTGGCTGGCCAGTGTAGCTGATTGCAACAGGACGTTGGTTCTGGCTTCTTCGATCAGCAGCCCCTTCAGCTGGAGCGTAACCGGGTCGTAATCGAATCGGGGTACGTTGGCTAAAACCGTTTCCAGTATGCCCGATGCGTTCACCCGCGTAGCCACGCCCGAACGGGTGTAGGTCATACCGGACGGCATAACCCCTTTTGTAAAATCCAGATTCAGACTTGGCGTAAACTGACCAACCACACCCTGTATCCCCCGTATCATATTTTTACGCTTGTTGTGACGATGTAGGTAGCAGAAGCGCAGATCATGCTCAACAGATTGACTGTGCCGGCTGCCGTATTCCAGTCGATTGCTGCGGATCCGGGCGTTTTACAGGCCGTGGGCAGGGTCATCGTAAACCCGCCAGCACCGCCCTGCGTCAGAATGATCGTTAGTGTTTTGCCTGCCGCTGCGCCCGAAATGGTCAGCGTCGTGTTGGCCGTCAGCGTAGCGATCAGGAGTGTATTGTCAGCCAGCGACAAATCGATCGCGTATGATGTACTGATATTGCCCGCCACAACGGTTCGGTTCAACGCTGCGTTCGCTGCTATGTTGGCGCTGTTTTGGGCCGCTGTTGCACTGTTAGTCGCGTTGGTTTCACTGGTAGCGGCTGCTACCTTGCTGGCATTAGCGGCCGTGGCCGAGTTGGCTGCATTGGTAGCCGACGTGCCTGCTGCCGTGGCTGAGCTGCCTGCGTTGGTTTCCGACGTAGCCGCATTGGTCGCTGACTGAGCCGCAGCGTTTTTGCTGGCATTGGCCGAGGTCGCTGAATTGGTTGCGCTGGTCGCTGAGTCTACCGCGTTGTTTTTGGCCGTTGTGGCACTGCTCGCCGATCCACTGGCCGAGGTCGCCGCATTAACTGCTATTCCGGCCGAGGCGTTCGCACTATCGGCGTAGCCCATCGCTGCCACCGCTGCCCCGCTGGCCGCATCGGCTGACTCTGCGGCCGTCGCCGTCGCCTCGATTGCCTCACTGGCTGCCTGTTGTACCTGGCTGGCATCGATACTGACAACCCGGTCGGTAGCGACCAGTTGCAGCACCAACCCACCCTCAACGAATAATTGTAGTAGGTTGCTCATACCAGTAGCAGGGTTTGGATCTGTAGTTGAACAATGACTTCGATCGGCGTTTCGCCTGCCTTTTCCAGTTTGACAACCAGCCGGGTGCCGGTTGATACGTGCTGTGTCTGCTCACCGGTAAAGGTGACCAGAAAGCCCGCTTCTCCCTGGTCGTCGACAGTTCGGAGAATGCCCGAGCCAACCTGTACGGTGGCTAGTGTTGCATCAGCCAATGAAATCAGGGCCGCCGTCAGCGTGTAGGTCGCCAGTAAGCCGTTCCACCCTTTTGAGGTAAATGCATAATTGGCGATCTGCCCCGGCGTTATTTGTAGTGTCTTCATTTCGCTTGTTTTCGGTACGCGCTCCAATTCCAGCCGCCGAATAACCGGACTGCCGTGTAATAGATCTGGTTACGCCAGTAGCCCGGAGCAAACCGCTCCATCAGATCGAGGTAGCAGCGGTCGGCGTATCTACGTTCTCTGCCCATTAGGTCACGATGAAGTTCAAGTATTCCTGCCTCGGACTCGTAACGCTCCCAGTGCATGTACAGGTAATCGTGTACAATCGCCGCCAGTGCCGTGCGAGTATCGTAGGCAGGCAGTAACGATTGTGTCCAGGGTGGCGTTGAGTGGCAATCCGTCACAAACCCCGCTGGTATGGCTACGATCCGGCCGTCGAACAATTCGACACGCAGCGTCTGAGCAACCCGAAACTGGTCGCGCTTTTCGGCTTTGCTCTCGATTTGAACAGCGATCGCGTACTCGCTTGCCGTGCGTGTGATGGCCAGCATTACAATCCCCCCCTTGCGTCAATCTTTTGAATCTCACCCGCCAGCATCGTATACAGCACTTGTGCGAAGCTGCTGGCAGTCGTCGTACCCGTCATAGCCATCATCTGGGCTACCGTAATGTTCTGGAAAAACTCACGCTGCGGAACCGCACCAGGTGTCTTCTCTGCTACGATGGCCCCGGTTTGTGGGTCACAGAATGCGCCGTCGGTGGTTTTACTGACCGCCCGCGTTGGGTACTGCGCCTTGGCGAGTTCTTTTTGCTCATCGGTCAGCGACGCATCGGCATCGATGAGTTCATGTATGGGTACGCCCTGCGGGTTGACATGAATCACGTCGACCTGTTGCAGCATGTTGAGGTCGGCCGTTACCCCGAAAAACCGGTGCTTGGCTGCCCGGCCGTGCCCGGTGTAGGGAGCGGGCGAAATAGGTACCTGAATTCTGTCTGTGTTGTGCATGGAGGTAGGTAGGCGAAGTAGGTGGCTAGAAAATGACGGTATAGGCGTACAGGTACGTTGAGGAAGCCGTTAGGGCCACATCTGATGAGCGGATTTCAAAACCAGTCGTGGTCAGGTTATCTACGAACACCCTGGCTACCTGCGCGGCAGATAGCGAATTCATCGGCTGCAACTGGATGGACTTGGGGGCGGCTCCCTGAACCGATGAAAAGGCAACAGTGGCCAGTATTGCCCCTGCCGTGGGTGAGGTGCCCACTACCAACTGAATGCGACCCGCCGTGTTGATACTGCCTGCCACAAAGCCCGCCGTTCGGGTACCAGCGGACCCCAGCCCAGCGCCAATAGTCGCGGATGGGGTGCCACCTACCGTGAAGGTGCCCCGGTAGCTGAACCAGCTTGAAAACTGGCCCGTCGTAGCTACACCCGGGAACTGCTGACGGTAGGCGTACTGCCCGTCCGTGGCGAAGTATTCCTGCAACACAAACCCATCGCGTGAGGTCGTGACCCGGACGTGGCCATAAATAGCCAAGCCGGTAATGGTAGCACCGGGGGAACCCAGTGCCAGCGACCCACTGCCCGCGTTGCCTTCGACCCAGAGTTCACAGGGGTAGGTCAGGGTGTTGAAGTTGAGCGTCGAGAGCGAGGCCGTGTACGGGGCACTGTCCGAGATCAGGTGCGTATTCTGAACCCGTCGCCCACCCAGCACCGCCGTACCGGGTATTTCTACGTCGCCGTTCCCCCGGATGCGCATCAGTTCAACACTGGTTGCCGCGTTCAGTCCAGCATAAAAAACGTGGCTGCCGGTCGTTGAGGGTACCTGATGCCGCAACACATTGGTGTTGACGCCGAAGCCATACCACTGGTGATCATCGGTGCCGGGATACAACTCGACACGCCTCTGTTGCACCGTAGCCGGAAACCGTACCCGGTCCGTAACGCGCACGTTGCCTACCACGTCCAGTTTTTCAGTCGGTGTCGTGGTGCCAATTCCCACATTGCCGTTGACGTCAGGTGCCAGTGCCCCCCTGGCTTCGATGTTATCGGCCAGATCAATCAGCGCCTCGTTGATCTCCGGCCCGGTAATGTTACCCGCCGTGGTGAAGGTGGCGGCTACCCACGTTCGGAATACGTTTAATGCTCTCATTATTGGAAATCGCTGTTAAAGTCGTCGTTAAAATCAGATATGATCACTGTCTCGGGTACGTCTAGTAGTACGGCTTCCGGTTCGCTGTAGGCTGTCGTTGCCGAGGTCGTCAGCAGCGCACTGGCGATCGTGGCAATGGCAACGCGATTAACCCCCGGCTCAAACCGCACATTGCGCAGCCGGTTGGTCGTCTGTGGCCAGAGCGTATACAGCGCCGTTTCGCCACTAGCCCGATCAATACGCAGCGTTAGCGGATCGGCACCTGTTACGATGCGCAGTTGATACTCTCCGGCCGGAAACTGCAAGCCTTCCCGTAGTTCTCCCTCAAAGGAATACCCCTTGACCCACAGCGACAGACCATTCGCGCCGATTAGCCATGATATACTAGCGTAATTGGTTGATGCTGAGATAGAAGTCCCTGCCCACAACGCGCGCGTTTCAGCCTGCCGGGTAGCCAGTAGCGTGCAACGCCCCTGCCCCCGGTAGTTGGGTGGCGTCCCGTCCGTAGTGCTGTACTCGCCTTGCTGTTGCCAGTCGGCGCCGTCGATGGTGATGGTGTCGGATTTCAAGAGCGCCCACATGGCCCGGTGAAACTGAGCCGACTGCGAGGCCGTGGTCAGTACGCTGCTTTTCCTGCCCGTTGCCCGGTTGCGCCGCTGAAGGCCCGAGAGATCCACGTAGCTCGTTTCACTCTGTTGCAGCCGATCGACCGACAGACAAACGGGCAGTCGAAGCTGACACGTCAGGTTGTCTTCGGCTTCGGATGTCGACCAGCGCACCAGGGAAGTGTCTGATTGAAGCACGTACGCATTGCCCACCGACAGCCGCACCGATGAGCGCACCGACCCGCAGGCCAGTTTGTAGGTGCCTGTTGTCCCCATTGGAATAACCAGTTCCGCAATCCAGGGCCCGCCGAGGGGCCGCTCTTTCTGGGTAAGAGCAATGGGTGCTACGTGGTCGGGGCCCCGGTAGGCATTGCCCCGAAACGAGCGGGCAAAGACAACGCCGCCCGTCGCCACCTCAACGGTGAAGCTGCTACCCGAACGGCCCAGCGCCTTGGCCACGATCGTTGCGGTGTCGCCGGCCTGCGCTGTGTAGCTACTGACTACTCCGGCAATGCTGAGCTCGTAGCGGTTGCCCGTCACTATGTCGCTGCCTACAAACCCGGTGTAGCGGTCCAGCGTCCGGGCTGGCAGTGGTGTCAGGGCCGTAAGGGTGAGACTCGGCTGGTTGGTGTTGGTCGCCGTCTGGTAGCCCACGTCCGTCAGGGCGACCGGCGTCAGGCCAGCCGTTACCGACAGCACCCCACCCGATACCAGGGCCGTCGCGATGCTCGACACGGTCGAACTGCTGGTAGCAACTGTGATGCGATCGGCTGAACCCGGTACCTGAATCTGGTAGACGTTGCCCGCTACGATGTCGCTGCCCACAACAACCAGGTACGTATCATTTCCACCCGACGTACCCGAATATTGCAGGGCCAAAGTCGGGTTGTTGCTGCCCACGATCCGGCCCGTTCCCGCCTCAGCCGTTGCCGTTGGGTACGTTGCCGTTGAGCGGGAAATCGGTACGGACTCGTCGAGAGACAAGCCAAGTCCCGTCCGCACGTTGGCAACGGTATCGCCTGCCTGCGCCGTATAACTGACGCCATCGAGGCGAAACACATTGCCCGCCTCGATCGATGCGCCAATACTGACCCGATAAGGCCACGATGCTGCGTAGCTGATGGGTGTGGACTTAGTCACCCGCAAAACAGGTACGTTGCTGTTGGGCGTAATGACTTTACCCAGCCCGACGGTTACAGTTTGCCCCGTCAGGTTGATGCGCTCCCCGTCGTAGATACGCAGGTAGATTACGTACCCACTGCGATACACATCAACGGCAATAAAGGGCTGATTAGCCAGGTGCCGGGTAATGGCCCGCGTGTAGGCCAGCCGATCGGCGTAGCCGCTGACATCAGGATAAAACGTGGTCGTGATGGGTTGGCCGTCTACTTCGAGGGCAAACTGTCGGTAATTGGTTGGCACACTGCCCACCGCTAACACCAGATCGGTGTAGGATTCACCACGTGGTCGCCGCAGGGTACCGACACTCGTTTCAACGCCGGCCGAACTGATCAGCTTGAGCGAGTCACCGGGTTTAATGCCTGGGCAGGGAGCAACCAGCCAGCGCAGCCGATCACCGGGCGCGATCAGGAGCGTATCGGTCACGGTGGCGTCACCGCAAAAAGGAATAAAGACAAATTCGTTATCAGTCATCGAACGAGTAGTGAAACGGTTAGCATGGAATCAAGCAGATTGTATTGCGCATCGAGCAGTAGCCCGTAGGTCGTCAGGCTGTCCGGGCCGTCGTAGCCGATCTCTTCACCCAGATTCAGGTACGTTGGCTGGTCGGTACGAATCTGAAGCGTGTGCAACTCGGGCAACGTGTCGTAATCCCACCATTCAGCCCACTGATAGTACAGGCATTCGGCATCCAGAAAATCATTGTCAACGGTCAGGTAAAAGACTTCCCCCGTTTTGTCGGCGTTGGCCGATAACTGCCCCCTTCGTGCCTGTTCAATCCGATCGGGATCGGTTACCCACGTGGGCTTTAAGACCAATTCGTTTTTGGACAGCGTGGCCACTGTCGGGTAGGTCCGTTTCCGGAAAGAGTCGGTCAGCCGCTGCGCCGTATCGCCAGGTACGTCATAGCCTGCCGTAACGGCTCCGAATACGAAGTCAGTGGCGCGTTTAATCGCCAGCGAGGCAATCTGATCGTAGGCGAATGGCACCTGCGGTAACTCCGAGCCAGCACGTGATTCGATCGACAATGCCCCGCCTGCCGTCAGTCCCGTTTTCAGGTAATGCAGCGTGGTCAGGTTGCCCAGCAGGTCAGCCAGGCTCAGCGAGATCGTTGCTGATTTGCCCGCCAGTCCGGTAGCCGTCGACAGCATTCCAGAACCATACGTATCGAGCCAGTCCGACGAAAGAGCCAGATCAGTCAAACCCATCGCGTCAAGTAATACCCGAACGGCTGTATCAAGCCGTATGCCATACACTTGGCTCGATGTCGTTGGCGGTAGCTGGGTAAGTGTCAGGTACGTTGCTCCGTCGTAGGCAATCGTCTGTGTGCCGCCCGTCGTGACGGTTAAGACCAGCGAACTATTGGCCGCAACGGTCACCGCTTTGTTGATCAGCCCGGTAATTACTCCGGCCGAGGGTGTCACCTGCAGGAGTGTCGTGCCATTGGTCGCAAGGGTGTAGCTGCTGACACTGCCCACCGTAACACTGGCCTGAATGCGACCCTGCATCAGCACCGTCACCGGTTCGGCCGTGGCGTTGGCCCAGACAGTAACCGGCATTGAGGGGTCTGCCAAGCCCGCAAACGGTAGCCCACTGCCTGTGCTGCGCTGAACAACCGTACGAAGCGAAACCGTAGGCGTCAGTTCCAGCGTGAGCGGATCGCCAATCGAGCGGCCCGACAATGAACTGCTTTGGTCAAGTGGCAACTCGTACTTAGTGGCTGATCGGGCCGCAATGAGGTCGGCAACGCTGTTATCAATCAGACCGACGGCAATGCCTTCCCCAATACGGCTGTAGCTGTCGTAGTCGATGGCCGCTTCGTAATCCAGCCCATCGCCCCGAATCGCAAACGTGGTCGTCGGGTTGATCTGGCCGAACCCAGCCGCCAGGATGCGCACGGCCGTCGGGTCAGTGAACCGCAGCGAACCTAGTCCGGCGACAATGCCCAGATTCCGGTGAAAGAAGCCCCAATATTGCCGGTGGCGGGATTTGGTCAACGTGAGCGAGTCAACGCCGACTGGCGGGTCGATGCCCACCCCATTCAGTTCATAGCGAATCATCAGGCGCAGGCTTTACAGGACGTGACGAGTTGATTTTGTAATACTGCCGGGCGTGTTTGACTTCCTGCCGGTGCTCGAGCATCAGGGCTTTCATATCGACATCGAGTTGATTGCGCTCATTGCTGCCCATCTTATCCCGCTGCGCCCAGCGCATGAGTAGCTCATAGGTCATCTCTACCTTAGCCAGCGACATCACCACGACGGGTTCGCCGACGAAATACTGAGTGCGCTGTTTGGGCAGTTTGCATTTTTGTGGTCTGGGCATGGCTACGAAAACTGGAGGCGGTTTGCGTGAATGGTTGATTTTGACTGTTGATCTATCAATGCCGTTGAAAATCCTGCACTGTCTAGTGTGAGACTTAGAAGGCTCTTTGTTTCAATTGCCTGCCGCAGCGCCTGCAACTCGCTGATCACGTCACCGCCCGCCATAGCTGAGCCAGACGCAACAGGCAAATTCATACGGACTGGCATCAACGTCGGTGTTGATACACGTGGCAGCATCAGACGGCTCACCAGTTCGCTGTTTGACATTGGCCCGATCATCCGGTTTTGCTCAACGGTCAACACACGTTCCCCTTTGCTGAGCATAGCGGGCACCGTATCGACACCGTCCGGCCGATTGGGATCATCGACGTATTCGGTACCGGTGGCGAATGGGTTAGCCATGCCTTGTAATGCTCTGACCTGATCTTCAATCGCGATAATGGCGTTTTCTAAATCGTTGTTTTTGAATAGGCCACGCGAAGCCCTCATCTTTGCTGTTTCCGTCAACATCTGCACAATAAGCAATTGTCGTTCGGCATCGAATTCGCGCCGCTTTAACTCACGAACAGAATCATTGTAGCCGATTTCAGCCGCCTTTTTCTGCTCAAGGATTTCCCGTTGTGTGTTAGCTAACTGGTTTTGCAGATCGGTGATTTTTCGGTTAAGCTCCTTTTGGGCATCTTCGAGCTTTTGGTCAGTAATCTTTTGGAGTGTGACCAATGCGTCTTTTACCTCTTGTTCCCGTTGCGCTTGAATAGCCCGTTGCGTTTCCTTCCAAGCATCAAATTCATCTTGCGATTTCCTCAACTCGGCTTTGTGGTCGGCTTCCAGTTTCTCAAGTTGGCGGGTTTCCTGCTCCTTAAGCAACTCGGCGTTGTCCTTCTCTTCCTTTTGAAGTTGCTTCGTTGCCAGCGATACACCTTTGGTCTTATCGAGTTTAGCCGCCTCAACCTCTTCATGTAGGGCTAATAATTGCCGTTCGTATTCTGCCGTAACCAATGCCCGTTCTTTCTCATCGGTCAACGTGGCTAATATCCGGTCACGCGTTGCTGTGATGCGTTGCGTTTCCGATACTTCATAGCGGGCTAACGCTTCGTTACGCACACGATCAAGAATGGCAACCTCTTCTATGGCATCAGCAATACTTTGTGCATTGAGTTTCGCCGATAGGTCATAAGTTGATTGAATCTGTTCACGTTGTGCCTCATATCGAGCGTTTGAGGCTTCTGTTTCAGCGTCGAATAACTCCTGATTAAGCTTTAGTTCATCAGCAAACCACGCTTTGATTTCATCCATCTCAGCGTTGAGTGCATCCCTACGGGCATCACGTTCCTTTTCGATCAGCGATTTTTTAGCGTCATAAGCATCTTTGGCCGCGTCTGTTTCGTCAGATAGTGTCTGTTTGGCCTTGTCGAGAATAGCGTCTAATGAGGCAATCTTGGCATCGAACTCGTCTTTTAACTGCCGTTTACGTACCTCAATAGCCGCTAACTCTTGTTGTTGCTGACGAAGTGCTTGGTTAGCCTGGGCTTGAATAATTGCCTCAATGCCTTTCTTAACATCGTCGGTCATTGCCGCCGCCGCCGCGCTCATATCCTGATAATAGCCCAACTGAGCATCGATACCATCACGCATTTTTTGCATTTCGGTTTGCTCTCTGTAGTATTCTCGGATTTTGGCCAGCTTCTCGTTAATGGTGCCCGTAAACGAAGACATATCAGATTCATAGGAATCTTGAGCAGCCTGCTTATACCAGTCAAAGAAGTTTTTGTACGACTCCCTTATCCTGCCCATGCCATTTGCTATGGCTTCATACTGGGCTTTTACCGATGCGTTATAGGCATCAGCAATAGCAGATAGTACCTGATAAGCCATTCCCGCAAAGCCTACAACAGACTCGAATGACATAGCACTAACCTTTGACACTTCGGCCCCTGCGTTGCTGACATTGGCTTGCAGGTCAGCTAACTGACGAATACCTTTTGCTGATGTTTTGTCGCCTATTGCCTCAAATACGCTTAGGTTTGTCTGTGCCTGACTAAGTGCGTTTTGTGCCGATTCGAGCGACTTTCCGGAAAGCAGGTCTATGTTTTCCCAAACCATCTTCACGCCCCTCGCAAACATCCCACCTATGCCAGACGCTTGCGTGCCAATCTCCAGCAGCATTGATAGCGATTGCTTGTAAGATGCGTGTTCATCGGCTGTCGCTTGCTTAAATACCTGAGCCGACTCTTTACGCGACTGTATGGCATCCTTCTCGGCATCTATCCGGTCTTTGGCGTTCTGCTTCCAGAGGTCAACCTCAACACTTGACTGGGCCGATATTGTAGAAATTGCCGTTAGTTCGGTATTGACAAATTCGCCCAATGCCGCCGAACGTACCTTGTAAGCGTCAAATGCCGCTTGGTCGCGTTTAGCCTGTGCCGCTACTTCAATTGCTTGAATTTTTTCAGCCGCATCTTTTTCCAGTGCAACAAGTTGCGCACTAGTAATTTTCTTACTGACAACCCGCTTATTGACTGCTTCAATATCAACTTTTTCCTGAGCGTCGATTGCTGCTATCTGTTGCTTAAGCGTATCCTCATAGCCCTTTTTTAGAATCAAGTCAATTTCAGCCGCCGATAACAACGTAACTGTTTTGACGCTTTCCGCTTTAGCCTTTACGATCTTAGGTATTTCAACGGCTTGCTTTTCCTCAATTGATTTGACGTTATCGGCGTGTCGTTTCTCTTCCGCTAGTAACTCCGCTTTATTTCCTTTTGCGGCTTCTACGGCCCCTTTATGGCGAGCCTCTTCAACTTCGGTAAGGGTCGTATTCCGGTCTTTGGTTGACGCAACCATAGCCAGATTTGTTGACTGCATTACCGTACCTACCTCCTTGATACCAGTTACAACTTCTTCCAGTGTAGTCGTAAAGCCGCCGGTTCCCTTGAAGCTTACAAGGTTTTTAAAGAACTCACCCGGCGCTGCATCCCACATTTGATCTGCCGCCTCTTTATTAGACTTGAGCAGTTCTAACAGTTTAGCCGAATCGCCTTTTACTTTGGCGTACACATCAGCCGACAGTGTACTTTGCGCCAAACTCATCAGCTTATCTTCCTGAGCAAAAAGGTCCTGAAGTTGATTATTTGCCTTGTCAGTTTGGTACGCCAGACGTGCTAATTCAATACGACGTTCGTAGCTGACATTGACCTTATCCAGAATTCCTTTTAGTGTGGCGTTGTTGGTTGTTTCGGCATCCAGTCCGGCGAAGTAATCAGGGTACCTACTAATCAATAGTGACAAAAGGTCTTTACGCCGTTCGTTACCATCGTTGAGATTGAGAACTTGGTTTGCCAGTAGGTTAACGTTGGCCTGTTCGATTTGAAGCTTTTCGCCCGTATCGTCCATATTGTCGTTGACCTGGGTAGTTATAGCGTCATAGCCTTGCCACGCTGCAACCAGTAGCGATACCCCGGTAAGTAAAGCCCCAATCGGGTTAGCCGCCATTACTGCCCATAGCCCGCGAAGTGTAACGGTACTAGCCCCCGCCGCCGCGGTAGCTTCTACATTGGTCAGTGTAAGTATGCGTTGCGATAAGGTCATGTCATTAGCCCGACCTGCCGCAATCAATGCTTGAGCATTGTAGAGGGATAAGGCTAATCTACCCGCTACCCAAGCTGCGGTAGCTGAGGTAATGGTTGAGATAGTCCGTGAGATTGCCGAATTGGACCCCGCTACAACCTCGATAAAGTCAGCCGTTAGCCCGATCCCCTTTGCTATTCCATTTTCCAGATAGTCGCCAATTCGCGCCTTAGCTAGAAAAAAGGTATCAGAGAGGTTCGATATTTGCCCGCCTAGAGTTTTGCTCTGTAGGGCCATTAATTGGTAATATTTACCCCCAGCCTCGGACGAATCAAGCAACGCCTTTCGTACCATATCGAAACTGATTTGGTGTGCATCGGCCATTTTCTGAACCTCATCACGCGTTTTGCCGTAGGCATCAGCAATAAGCGATATAAGCGGAATTCCTGCCTCATTGAATTGCCTTAATTCAGTGAGCATAAGCCGCCCGTTGGTCGCTACCTGACCATATGCCAATGTTAGCTGAGGTAACTTTTCCTTGCCAACCGCCGCCGCCATATTGCCCAAAGCGGTCATGGTCGGTATTAGGTCGGCAGTAGCAATGTTGTAGGCTTTTAGCTTTACAACACCTTCGGCAACCTCGTCTATGGTGAATGGGGTCGATTTGGCGAGGCGAATTACATCATCCATCAACTCCATTGACTGCCGCTTACTGCCCAGCATCACATCAAGACTGATCTTTAGGCTATCTATCTTGGTTTTAGCGTCAATAATGTCAGATGCAAACGAATTTATTTCGTTGAGCGTAAAGGCCGCAACCAGCATTTTCTGAAAGGAATTGACCCGATCTTCTAGCCCCTTAAATTCATTAGTAGCTTGCTGTGTATTCTTCGTTGTTTCTGACCCTGCTTTTTTGAGGGAGGTCGTTTGTTCGTCAATGGCTGAATTGACGTTTTTAATCGCCGTGGCTTGGAGTAGATGCCCGCGAAGGTTAGCGTCGGATGCTGCTGCCGCCTGTTGTTGACTTAACTTGGTAAGCCGAATTATTTCTTCTAGTTGCTCGCTGATAGTGCTGAGGTTACTCACCGCCTGGACAACTACCCTGATAGGTTCTGACACGTTTTTCTATAGTTCCACGCTTTAGGTTTGGTCTGTTACCTATGTGGCAACGCTAACCCGGTACACGATTTGCCAGTGCGGGGAGCAACGGCCAGTAAGTGAATGGTGATTAGCTGTAAAAATACATTGACAAGTATTTATTGTAATGCTAAATAATCGATAATTATAGTAAATATCTGTCAATGTCTAGGCCATAAAAAAGCCGCCCGATTGCTCAGGCGGCTTTTCCGTTAATGTCTAAATGTTATACTGTAATCTCTAACTCTTCCGAAGGGTCGATTTTAGCTAGCTTCTTATCCAGATCATGCTCAATCAACGCCCCACTCTCATGCTCCTCTACGTACTCTTCGAGTAACATCTCCTTACCACCTTCGACTAAGTTGTCACTTCGCTGCGACCCCGCTTTCGGATAAACATCTAAAAATGTAATTTCCTGCCGTTCTTTATTGATAAACGAAATCACCCGGAAACCACCACTCTTATTCTTACCGTTACTCTTACAGGGAAACCTCACCTTGATTACCAAACTGTTACTTCCAAAGGTTTCCAAAATAGAATTATTGGATACAATCAAGTCTTCAATGTTCTTCCCCACAAGTTCACCACATATATCAGAAGGGCAAGAGCTATATCCATCTTTGGGGCGTTTGCAAAGGCGCTTCAAAGATGCCCGAAATCTGGAGGTGGAAAAGGCGCGCAACCTTACAAACGGCTAAGGATTGAACGTAGTTTTTCGTTGCTCTTGGCGGCAACATGGGCTGTCTCAATATCCTGTATTGCCTCCTTCAAATGGTCAATCTCCATCTTATAGGTATTGATTGCGCTTTGAATAGCCTCAGCAAATGAGGTACGCTGGAATTTAGCAACGCTTTTATCGCAATCATTATGAAATTCTTTTAGCCTGGGCAGAAGGGCTAATAATTCTTCAACGGCAGCCTTAGATGTGCCAAGGGCGATACCGTTAGAAATATCAATAATATCCTCAACAATGGTATTGATCCCATTGATGATTATATCCAAAACGGCCTTAAAGGCAAGAGCGCGATCGAGGTGGTCATCAGACCACCGCTCAAGTGTAACAACATCCTCAGAGGTAGATTGTGTATACACGGCCACCTCATTGATTTTAGCATCAGAAACTGCGAGCATGATAGGGGTGCCTATATTTTTTAAATAATAGTAATACGATAACGAATACCTGAATAGGTAATTGTCGTTTGTTGTCGCTCTACTTGACTAGGCTAGCGCAACGTTCACGTAACGCTTGCTTATCGACCTGTATTTGCTTATAAATAGGACTATTCAAAGCCGAGGTCGCTATTGTGCGCTTAGTGGTTTTCATAGCTGTGTCCGTAGTTGTGCGACTTGTTGTGTGGGCTACAGAATGGCTTACTGAACGGTTTACAGAATGAATAACTGTATGACCTACTTCATGACTTTCTGTACGCTTCCCGTACAATAGTACAAAATTAGTACCACTAATGTTCATACTGCTAATTCTGGTGCTACTAATTTTAGAACTACTAATATTCGTACTGCTAGTTCTAGTACTACCAATTCCAGTGCCACTAATCCTAACACTGCTAACTCTAATGCTGCCAGAGGTAAATACGGTTATTCTAGAACTGATAGTTTCGGAAAGGCTACAGTTCAGCAGGCTTATCACCGGGCTGCACAGAGGAAGACAGGTTTAAAAAAATGGGGGTTTGGGGGAGGGGGTTGCTTTAGATTAAGTAGACAGCCTAAAAATCGTTATTGATAGCCATTGCCGACTTGAGCGAATTGAAAAGCGACTGAGCCGTTGAGTTGATAGCCACAACAACAGAGCGACTTGATTCAAGTATACGCTTATTGGTCGCTATACCCTGTTCAAGTTCCTTCTTTTCGGACTTCTTGGTTGTTTGTTCCAGCTTCTCTTCTTGATTCTTGATATTAGCCATTATCCTGTTTTCGGCAGACAGTGTTTTGTCATCTACCATAATGTAATAAGTCTCGACCGCCCCCTTCATGCCTTGTTCTATATCTGTCATAATAACCCTATAGCGGTCATCTTTACAGTCTATCGTTATGACATATTTCAACTTTGAGAAGATACTAGCAGCATCGTTGATGTCTGAAAAACCTTTGATAACAAGTCGCCCAGCCTCTTTATCTTCAAATTGTATAACGCTCTTATAGTCACCGAAGGACTTTGTGACCCAGGTTTGTGCGTTTTTGAAAAGGCTAGCCTTGTTGTTTTTGACTTGTATGACTTGCTGGTATGATACACGCCCAGTAGTTGAGTCGATAGGTAGGCCCACTGATTGACCAAGCGCACAGGCACCCGTAAGCAGAAGAAAGGGAAGAGCAGCGACAAGCAATCTTATTGCAATGGCATTTGTGGTTGCTGAGGCGATAGACAGTCTTTTCATTGGTTATACTTTAAAATAGTAATGTTTATTATATTAAACAGTTAATGGTAACTTGCGTAGGCAAATCACAAAACATGAATACTCCAAAGGAAATAGGCGACTACATCAAGCAGTTGCGAAAGTTGAAAAAAATGACGCAAGCTGAGGTTGCGCTTCAATTAGGCGTAAAAACAACCACTTACACGCATTTTGAAACAGGTCGAACTAATATGACGCTATCAACTCTGAACAAGATAGCTGAGGTATTAGGGTATGAACTACAGGTGTCATTTAGCCTTAAAAAGCCAGTTGAATAAAAATAATTAGTTTTAATCAATCTTTTTTGCGTCTAAATATTGATTATAATAAACTATTAGCTATATTTGTACATACCAATTAGCCAACGGCAAAAGCGACACAGTACCTACGGGTTGCCTCGCAAAGTAGTCTACTAGCCAACTGGTATAAAAAGAAAACCCCTAACGCTGCGAGACCGGGAAGTTACTCAGCAATTAGGGGCCGTTTGTTTCACTCAAACCTTGCGGTTCTCATGAACACAGCACAAAACTACAGCGCACAGGATGCGTCTGCAACCCCTCTTGAGCAATCGGCTCAACAAAACGCGCCAACGGTCAATTCTGACCAATCAACGGCAGAAAGTCTATTTAATCAGTTGGGCTTAGGTATTGGGAACGATGGGTATAGCGACCCCTTATCAATGATTACCTACCGGGCATTGTCCGAGTATCAGGGCAAGCAAGTACGCCAACTGATTAAGTGCATGATTGAGGGTGACGAAGATATGCTGGTTATGGCAGGGGGTTTACTGTCAGAAATCGAGCGTATCAGCGACCAACTGACCGAAATTGCCGACAATCTGGCATCGGTCGCACTGAGTAAGTACCTCGAAAATGAGGCGTTCAATAATCCCGACAATTACGAGACAGAGGCGGATTACGACAATCGGCAACGCGACCAGTACGAAGCGACAATCAGAGGCATTGTTCTCAACAAGTAATGGAAAGGCTACAACTGACTACCGGCGCGCAAGGCGCGCCGGTAGTGGCTGGCCTGAAAGATTACTTCCAGAAGATTCAGCAACTTGCCGCAACAGGTGAGCAATTCCCAGTTGATTTAGATGAGGTTTGGCCGTTGGTCTATTCCCAGAAAGAGAAGGCTGTTCGCGCCCTGCGTAAGACCTTTTTCGAGGGGCAGGATTTTGAGGTTTTAACCCGAAATGGCGAAAACCCAAAAGGCGGCAGACCTGAACAGTCCTACCGACTTTCGACTAGTTGTCTGGAATACTTTATAGCCCGTAAGGTGCGCGAAGTCTTTGACGTATACCGGGCTGTTTTTCATCAGGCGACAACCGCCATTCAAGCACCTGCAATAGATCCGGCATTGCTCCAGATTTTACAGCAACAGTCTCAACTAATGTCCGGCCAGCAATCCCAGATCGACCAGCTACGAAGCGAGATTGATTCAATCCGTTCGGGCAATCGGGTCAAAAAGCAACTGCCTCGCCAATTGCCTATTCCCCTTGTCGATAACCGGCAAACCCGGCAAGTTATCAGCCGCCGAATTGCGGAGTATTGCGGCCTACGGAACTGCCAACAACGTGAGGTATATCACTACCTGTATCAACGTATGCAGTCTGTCTACGGGCTTAACGTGTGGCAGTTGACCCGACACCCTGGCGAAAGTGTAATTGATGCCGTAGAGCGTTACGGCTACCTGGATAGGGTGCTTGCCTTGATTTCGGCTGAGTTAGCTATTCCCAATTCTTAATTCTGATTCATCAACTACCCGACCTAAGCAATTAGGTCGGGCCTTAGTCATAGCCAGCAAATGAACAACACCGAAGCAAATAGCGAATTGGTAGCGGTTGAACCTGCTTTGCCTATTCCACTCGACAAAGGCCCAAGCCTTATGATTCGGCTAATAAACGGCTCAATGGCCCCTAAGTTTCCGGCCAATTCTTACGCCTTGTGCATACCTCTAACTGGTAAGCAGCAAATGAAACGGGGGAGTTCTTACGTCTACCATTCCCGGCAAGGGTATTTCGTCAAAGTGTTTGAGGGCTTTGCTGATAATGCAATCTGTTTGCGGTCAATGAACCCGACTTGTAGCCCTGTTGAGACAATACCTATAGCTGACGTAACGGGTATCTATTCGGTAGAATGGAAGATTAACAAAGCAGCCTAAACTACCTGTCTATCAATCCGGCCTGAGCAATTGGGCCGGACTTTCACAGCACCACAATGCAGACCAATAAACCCAAAAGGCGATGCCTTACTATTCAGGAAAGGGAATTGATTGTTGAGGCTTACGGTAGTGGGGTATCTTCTGCCGTTCTAAGTAAGCAATACGCAGTAAGCGACAGGTGTATATGCCACGCCGTTAAACGGGCCTACGCCCCAATTAGGTATCAAAAAATAACCTCCGATCAGGAAAAAACAAATGCTGTCAGGGCTTATGCTGAGGGGAAGTCTATGGCCGTAATAAGAAAAGAGTTCAGAATAAGCGAAAAGCTACTTCTTCGATTGCTCAAGGAATCCAACACGCCGATACGTGGAGCTAAAAACCAAATACAAGAACACAAGGATAAGGCTGTTGAATTATACGAGTCTGGATTGACGATCAATGAAGTGGCTGACCAACTAGGGGTTAACGCTCATAATGTGTACTACTTCTTACGGGGTAAGGGTATAACTAGAAATCCTGCCACTGTCAATAAACTAACGTGGAACAAGTCTCATGTTAATGTTAATCGACGCGCCAAATTAAGGCTCCTTAACTCCCGCCAAAAAGGCAATGCTAATGCAAGTTGGAAGGGAGGCATAACCCCACTGGTCAAGGTAATCAGGGGATCCGAAAAATCTAAACAATGGCGCAATGCCATTTTTGCGCGTGACAATTATACCTGTCAATCGTGCGGGCGTAGTTCGTCAGAACTAAAAAGCGGCTCACTACAAGCTGACCATATCTACCCGTTTTCTGCGATAATCAAGGAACACAAGATTGAAACCATTGAGCAAGCTGAGGAATGTAAACAGCTTTGGAATACCGACAATGGCCGCACGCTTTGCATACCCTGCCATAAGCAAACACCTACTTACGGATTCAAGGCTACCCGCTACCATAAACGCCATTCATCGCATGAATAAGCTACCAGCTACCACCAAATGGCACGTTGCCGACTCCTATCAAAGCGGCGAATCTGTGCAGGAAATAGCGGCTAGGCTGGCTATCTCAGAAGAATTGGTACGTAGTGCCGTAGCGGTCAAAAGAAAGCCTGTCAAGCCACAAAAAGGGGCTACACATGATCCGGGTTCAGTACTTCGTGTAACGCTTGTTACCTACGACCCCGACTTGCAAAAAGCACTATTACAAAAGATACGAACAACGCCCCTTTATGGCGACTGGCGTAAGGCTGTGTTACGGCGCGACAAGTACCGATGTTGCGAGTGTGGTAATACGAAGAAAGTGCAGGTAGACCATATCTACCCCTTAAGTGCCATTATTCACAACTACCGACTCTACAGCCTTGAGGATGCGGCAGAGTGCGAATTAATCTGGCGAGTCAGTAACGGGCGAACGCTTTGCGTTACCTGTCACCAGCGCACCGATACACACGGAGCTAAGGCAAAGCGGCTATGGATGAGGCCCGATGAGGTTGATTAAAACAAACAGCCCCTCGTTAAGAGGGGCTGTTTGTTTTAATCTCCATAGCATTAAAGAACTCTAACGTTTGTAGGTCTCGCATCGGGCTGAGTATCATCTATAATAGAAAATACCTCTGTTGTGGCTTGAGTTGTATCTTGAATTGCTTTTCGGATCTCCTTGTAAGGCGTATCCGTAGTGATATGACTATTTTCTCCACCCCCTGTGCACCTTATGATACAGCCTGCTGTAAGTGCCTTGACGTTTATAATCTGGCTAACATTAACCAGATATTTGGTCTGTCCGCGGCCCATCAATTCTAAGAATCTTGCCATTACATTAAAGGTGTTTAGATTTCTGTAATCAGAGCGAGTTCTCTGACTTACAATCAAATTAAACTGATTGGTGCGGCAACGCAAGAATAATTGACATAAGCGCATATTACTCAACGACCTTAAAAGGTAATGCAATAGAATTATAGATTACCTCCAATACGTAGCGAGAACACCCCTATACCCCATTTTTAACCAGTTTTCCTCTGTGCAGTCCGGTAATAAACGTACCATTGCGTCTTAAACGTAATAAGTCACTATTCCCGTAACAAAATGGAAACTATAAACCTGGCACCTAGCCAAGATGTATTGCTGCGCTTTATGCTTTATCCCTCCTCACCCGCTACAGAGGTTATACAGCTAGGTCTCGATCAATGGATTGATTCGCAAGATGGATTTGGTGGTAAATATGAATATGGAACCAGGCACCGATTAGTCGATAAAGGGCAATCCAACACCGAAGAAGAATACATAGTAGCTGCGCCGCCATATATTCGCAGAGTGCCACATCCAACGAAAGAGGGTAAGATATTAATAACACTGCTTGTATGTGTCGTTGAGGTCGATCGTTGGACCCAGTTTGCGGCAAAGCCGACGTATTGACTATGTGAATCAAAGGTGAGCCCCCTCCCTTTTTTTAAGTCCGGTTTATACTTCGTTACGACTCGCTCAATTTACCGCACATGGTAAACTTTGATGTGACTTACTCCAACATACCTTTAATACAGTACCTAGTTATTTATGCAGTTATTGAGCCAAATCATAAACGAACTTATGGATTCCAGTCGAGATCTGACTGGACCTATGTTGAAAACTAAATTCTTAGCCCACAAAATAGGTAACAGTGAGCTACTGGAATGGGTCAACAAAGAGCTAAATGGCTATAAAAATGCGGATGATTTACCGGATTATAGAAACGTTCGAGTCACCACTACGATGAGTTTTGTTGTTGGAGACATTAAATGGAGTGGTCAACCAATTCCAACGGCAGGGATGTCAGATGCAGCCAAACGCTTATTAAGTGAAGGCTACTTTTTGGAGTCAGTTGCTACGCTTTCTACCTTTTCCTCAAATGATGCAGATGATAGGTTAGCATTTAACATACCTGCCGAATTGGTGAGGTACGTAGAGATTCATATTAAGGAGCTGGGCCATAATCCCTATTTCAATATTGTAAGCATTCGAAAAGAAGCTTCCTTTAGTGCAGCGGTGCAAACCTTAGCTGTTATAAGGAGTCGCCTTCTTGATTTTATGCTTGAGATTGAAGAGGAACTGGGCAGCGAAACAACTATCGAATCATTACGTGCTGCAAATAGACAAATTACCACGATCATGTATAATACAATCACCAATACCGGCGATGGAAACGTTATTAACTCAGGCGATCAGGCTCAGGTGAACGCAAGTATATCTATTAATCGAGGTGACATTCAGGGCCTTGTTAATAAGTTGACGGAGTTAAAGGTTAGCGAGCCAGACCAGGCAGAACTGATTTCAGCCCTTGCGATAGAAACAACCGATCCCGATACTAACTTATTTGGGCCTAGGGTTAATGAATGGATAACTCGAATGCTTGGCAAGGCGTTAAACGGAAGTTGGCAAATTGGAGCAGGAGCCGCAGGAGGCGTGTTAACTGAACTTGTGAAGGCTTACTACGGAATAGGCAAGTGAACAACTTTCTAGATGAACTTAATATTGACAACTAACTTTATTTCCTTCAAACCTTTGCAACAATGGATGAAAAGAAAAAATTTACACCTGGCATGGTCGTAGAACTCATGTCAGGTAGTCCCAAAATGACCGTCTTAAGGTATAATGGCGATGGCTTAATCTGCGAATGGTACAGCGAGACAAAGGCAGAATTTCAGTGGCACGAATTTAAAGAAGTAATGCTTATTGAGGTGGGTCGAGATTAAGATCATGGAATAGACGGCCGTTCTTGCATTCATGATGATTGCAATTTAGTCTAACTGCAAGCTACAAAAAGAGCCCGGTCACTGTGACTGGGCTCGAATATTTTAGTAGTTAATTATCGGGGATAATACCGACCTATTGTTAATCTAAAAATCTAAAGGAGAACATACAGGTAAGCTAATTTAGGCTTTAACAATCCAAAGATATGTACGCCAAGCTCGCTACTTCGGCAAGTTTCAAATAAAATCAATTCCTGACACAAGCCATTTTTCTGTTTTTTTTATAAAGACAGATAATTTGCGGTAAGCTATTAATAGCTATACAAATTTTCAACAAAAAATATGCTCAATTAAACAAGAGACGTCATGAACCAGTTGCCAGATAACAATTCACCAGAAAAAGCACTCTTTGAACTTCGCTTTAGCTCGACTATTCCCCTAAGCAAGAAGACAATCGTTAGCTATTTTGAAAATACAGACTTTAACCCATCTGATTTAGGTATCGAAAACTTAACCTCTGCACAGATACTATATCAAGAACAAACAGCTGAAGATGAAATTGGACGCCCACGAACAGATAAATATTTAATACTGAACGTTAGTTTTGAAGAATTCATCAGAAAAAACAAAACTAAATATGAAGAAATCAATAAAGCAGCTATCGACCAAATAAATTTTGGCCACAATGGTGATTTCTATCTGAAGTATTTTCAGCCTTATGTAGCCAAGTTCCACCATTTGCGCTGGCACCTAATACAATATCTTATATGGAGATACGGGTTGATTGAGGGTGATAACATATGGAAGAATATGGGAAACTCTTGTAAATGGAGTATCGATTCAAAAGAAGGGAGTAACCCACTTACGAATATATATATGTTAGGTGAAGTTACTTTTACTGTAAACATACCAGAGATAGAGCTTAAAACAGATGATTTTTCAGACTTTACTGTATCATATAAAAGAAGTGGGAATGGAATTCCACTGCATAGGGAAATATTAGTTGAAGCAGAGTTCTTAAAGAACAAGAGTAGATTTAGAAGTGCCTTGTTAATGATTTACACTGCGTTAGAGGTAGGTACCAAAAGTTTATTAACTTATAAAAATCCAGACGCTACATGGCTCGTTGAACATACGTCTACACCTGATATTGTTAAAATACATAAAGAATATTTGCCCGCTATTATTGAAGACCCATTGACAAGTGAAGAATTAGATTTGTTGAGAAAATTAACATCTCAAAGGAATATAATTGCTCACTCAGGGAGGGTATCTGATAAATTAGATATTGACAAGTATTTTTCTTTCGCTGAAAAGGCTCTTTACAAGATTGAGTCTAATATGGATTATAAATGGGCAAAAGATGTGTATTCCCCGAGTAAGAATTTCCCTATAGGGGGATAAGCTTGCATGTTGGCGTAGGGCTTCACTGTCAGTCTGAGAGAGCTTTGTGAGGCGAAGGAGTTCGAGAGGTTATTCTTATAAGATATTGAGATTTCGCCTAAACGATTTACACGCAGTTCGTCCCGTAACAGTCTCTCAAATTCCCTCTTAATGTATATAATTACTTGCAATTCGCTAAGTCAAACACCCCCAAACCCCATTTTTTACTCATTTCCCCCTGTGCAATCCAGTGATAAACGTACCATTATAGCTCCTAATAGCCGTTCTTACGTCGTATCTTAGGGTAGCTTTCGTAAATTAGTTAATAATCACAAATTTAATAAAAGTAGACATTATGAGCTTCGTCATGCTTGAATCTCCAGATAGAAATAAGCTACATAAGTATCTTCAAAACAGCAATAAGCCCCTAGAAGGCAGAATACCTTTTGCGAGTTTATTACTTGCGGAGCAATACCTGTCCAAAAAAAACAAAACTATTAAGCAATGGAAAGAAGATAAGGTTCCAGCAGTAGTGAACTGGGAAAATAAAATTGAAAAACGTACTGTAACCTCGAAAGGAATTAATTACGTAATTATCTTAAATCACATTAAGAAGTACGGATATTTTAATCCGAAACAATTTGATTTATACTCTATAAGGGAAGATTTTTTAGACTTAAAGACTGAAGTAGGAGTAGCTTTACACACTAAAGATAAACGGACAAGTATAGAATTGTGGAATTCTTCTAATTATTTAGGAGAGAACTTCCCTATTACGCCTAATTTGGGTCGAGAGGGTATAATAATTAGTTGTTTTTTAGATCAATTATTACACAGAGTAGCTAAAAATAGAGAATTAATTGTATTGAATTCGAATGATGTATTCTCAATTGATTGGCTTTTTTCGTTTAAGGACTTGATTAATGACGTAATATCAACATTAGAAATTTTTTTGCATTTGATTTATAATAAAGCTCAGTTCGATCCGCTTAATGGCTGGGTATTTGACAAAGATATACTTGGATCGAGTCACGGGAGAAGATTAACGGATAAGTTAAAATGGATCTATCAAATCTCTGGAAAACATCTTGGCATTGAAAGTTATAAGAATTCGTTACTATTTGTAAAAGAACTGAGAAACCATTTAAATCATTTTGATCCACCAGTGTTTTGCATAGCTATAGAAGAGATTGCAGATGTGCTTAATTACATTGTAGATATTGGCATGATTCATATTGAGATCAGAAAAGTACTAAATTTAAAAATATCAAGTACTTTGATTAATTTCATTTTACAACCTCAAATAGTCTTCGTTCCTGAGAAAATGTTTAGTCATAGAAAACCTCTGGATTATAATTCGGAGGGGTATAATTCATGTAGGTGGCCAAAAGGTGTAGATTAATTAATGCAATGTAGCTGATTAACTCTGCTGCGCCAGTCTCGTGTGACAAGGACTACTCGACTATATAATGTCTTAGCCAGCTTGACCATGTCGGCCATGAGCTCCATTGACTGGCGCTTACTGCCCAGCATCACGTCGAGCGAAATTTTCAGACTGTCGAGCTTGGTCTTTGCGTCGAGTACGTCGGTCGCAAACGACTTGAATTCTGACAGCGTGAAGGCCGCAATCAGCAGCTTTTGAAAGTTGCTGACTCTGCTTTCGAGATCCTTAAAATCGTTGCCCGTCTGCTGGGTGGTCTGCGAAGCGGTGGCTGCTGACTTTTTGAGCGAGGCGGTCTGCTCATCGATGGCATCGGTTACCTGACGAGAAGCCGCCACGACACGGATCATGCCGCGTTGCTGCTCATCGGCAAAAGTCGCCGCCTGCTGTTGGGCTTGTTTAGTGAGCTTGATGAGCTCAGCCACTTGATCGTTAAGTGTTGGCAGGTCACTGACCGCCTGGACAACAACGCGAATAGGTTCGGACACGTCTAGTGCATATGTGTGAGAGTGGGGTTTGGCCCGTCAGGTACGTTCCTGATCTACTGCCCGGTTACTTGCTTTGCTGGGATTCCAGCCGGTCAATCTCTGCCCTGGTGTGGCGTATGTAGCCCGCTACGTATTCGAAGTAGGGCTCAACGGTACACTCAGTAAGCCATCGTAACCGTACAGGGTCTCCCTGCGCGATTCGATAGTGGTCGTCGTAGCGGGCATCAGCCCAAGCGATTCCTTCAGTAAGAGGATGCGCGTCAAATCCCAGATTTCCTCCTGATTCATGGCCCTCAAAGCAGACTGGGTAGCGCCCTCGTATAGCTGCTGTAAGGGCACGAACTTTCCCAGCGGATCAGACGCAAACCGCCCATACAGCGAGGCATCACGTACCCAACTGGCTACTTTCTTTCGGTTGATGTCGGGGTCGTAGTCGAGTGGGTCTTCATCTTCACTCATGTACCAGAGTGACGCCAGTTCATACACCATCTGCACATCGATACCCAGCGACTGACGACTCTGCAACCGGCGAATGATGGCGTTGACTTCCAGCGACGGGGCGATATCGTCCGAGCCCGTTGCAATCAGCTTGATTTGTTGCTGGTTGAGATCGGCCATCAGCTTAAACGATGAGGTCAGCACGTCATCAGTTAGCCGCAGCTCGTCGTGGCGCCGCATCAGATCGCCGATGGCTGCGTACCGTTTGATGCCGAGGTTTGCCCCTGAGTTGGTCGCACAGTAGTACGTTACGTCTTCGTGGGTAAAGGCTTCTTCGAGCAGGCCAGCGTCAAGCGCTTCTTCAAAGTTGGGGTGCATACCGGCGATCTTGTGGTTTCAATTCCTGATAAAAGGCCGTCAAATCTTCGTGCGACACGCCTTCAATGGCGTACTGCATCGAATAGGCGTACAAACCCGGATCAAGCGACTTGGCCTTATCAGCAGGCCAGCCCAGAAACCGGCGCATGACGTCGGATGCATTGTCATCGATGCGACCAACGACCCGCACGTCGCGCACCGTCGGCAGTACCAGCATGAGCCGACCCATCACGCTAGGATCACGCGATAGCAGAATGATGCGCATGATGTAATCGTAGTAGGGGCGCTGAAAGGAACCGAACTGCTCGTAGCTGGTCACGTTGGCCCCCTGCGTGGTGTGGCACGACAGCCAGCCGAGCGAATCGTCATCGGTTACGGTTTCGCCCTCACTGGTGATCAGCGTCGTGCGGTTTTCCTCCTGACTGAAGACAGGGCGACACAGACCGAGCAGGCGCGACGGTCTGCCGTCCAGATTGTGCAGCGGACCGGGATAGTTGTCGAGGGCTGCGTTGATAGCGGTGATGGTTTCGGTAATCATGATTTGAGCTTAAACTGTTTATAGAAGCCAAATAAGACAATCATGATCGTCTGACGACGCACCTCAAAAGCAATCAGCGATCGATAGAATCGGCCACATTCGAGAAGAGAAAATCCATAGTGGCGTTTATGCTTAGGCTTTACCCGGTCGCGCCTGCTTTTCCAGATAGAGAAGAGGCGAAACGCGCCTATGTATGGCGCAAAGGCCCAGTATCCGTTCTCCCGCGTCCCCGCCTGATTACCTATTTCCATTGGTTTTACTGCTTTAGTTTTACGTGTAATCGATCTTTAAACCCATCCGTCACGGCCTCCCGCTCGTCGTTTGACGGCCCAAACGAAGGCCCGAAATAGGCTTCGAGGTATTCGGCTCGGTCGGCTGCCTCCTGCGTGGCAAAGCCGCCCGTTGCCTGCCGTGGCTCCGACGACAATACCTTCCACTCGTTGAACATGTCGCCGCTATTGGTAAAGTCGACCCGATCAGTCTGCCGACCCCGTTCAGTGCGCTTCTTACCGTAGCCCCGCGAATAGGCACCGAGCCGCTTGGCTGATTTGGTGCGCAATGCCTGGCCGTTCTGTCCTTTGCCGTTCTGCTGAATCCGGTGTGCGATCAACGCCAACGCGTCGTGTGCTGCTTCAGCCAGGTTCTCCTGCAAGTCGTTTTCAGCGCCTGAGATAGTAGCCATCAGCCGTTGCAGCACACGTTCCGCGTTGGTTTCGATCTTGTACATGGGGCAGTTTTAGTCCTTCCAGGTAAGCGCCTTTACAGCCCACATCTGCGCGGTCTGCAATTCAGTAATTGCCACACTACAGAGTCGCTTTTGCTCACCGCTCGTTGATGAGTTGCGGAGATTGTTCATCTCGTCAATCCGGTCAGCAAAGCCCTGCTTACACTGGCCGACAGCATCTGAATTTGAAGGGTTGAATGAGAGGCCTACTGCCTTTTGTCCGAACGTCTGTTCCATGTCTGATTATGTGCGGCGAAAACCGCGGTTAGATTGAATTGTAAGGGGTTTGCTGACTATTCATAGTCAGGTATGAATATTATCCGATCTCTTCCAGGTGGATATTTAGCTCTTTCAGATCGAGCCGTAGTTGCAGGGCTTGAATAGGAGCGCTGCCGTACACCACTGCCAGCATGCCATCATACAGGAATTGGAGCCGATGCATGAAGCTGGTCGTACGCCACACCGCTACAGGGCTACCGTTAGCGTCGTAGGTTTCCACATTGCCAACATCGCCCTCGCCCCGCCAAACGGTGTGCGGCTGAACCAACGGCATAGGTTCCAGAAACGGGTGACAGTCATCAGCGGCACAGGACAGGTAGCCGCGCATGATTCCGATCAACAGGTTTTTGGCTGCTTCATCGTTGGCCAAGCTGGCTAAACGCTCCAACTCCTGCGCCGTGTTGGCCATTGCTGGGTTGATCTTAGCCAGTTCAATTAATTCGTTTGTCTGTTGCTCTGTCATACGGGTAATTGTTACACTAATGAAATCGGGTAGTACCCCGGTTGATCGTCTGGATCAGGCACCACGATAGAGGCAGGCGCTGCGTTGATCTCGGTCACGATGCGACGGGCCAGCGGTTTGAGCAGCACGGTTGCCTCGTCGATAAATTCGACCTCCTTCTCCCTGGCGAATTCCAGATTGGTGTTGGTGTACAGGTTGATTCGATTCGACCCCCGCTTATCAGCCATCAGCAAACTGCCGAGTATGTGATTGTAGCAGTCAGCCAGATCAGCGGCAAAGCCTTCGATGACGCTGTCGAGCGAATGGCTGACGGTCGCCGCAATCCAGACAAAGGCGCTTCTGGCCGCAAACCCTGACGCATCCAACGTATTTGGCACCAACGCGCCCGTTGTCATCGTGACACCCGAGTCGCCCGTCATGGCGTTCGCTGATGCACCAAGTTCCTTGAGCGATAACGCCGAGGCGTCAATGCCGACAAACACGTCAAGCCCGTACATATCGACAGGTAGCTTGATGTTGCCCAGTGACGAGTAAGGCCCGCGCCCACCACTGCGCGCAATGGTTTTCTCAGTGACCGTCTTTTGGTTGAGGTCAACGATCTTGACGGGCAGGTTGAAGGCACCCACTTCGGCGATCTCGACAATCAGCGACTGAATCACCAACTGACGATAGGGCGAATACGGTACCGTAAACCGGCAACCGTACCAATCAAAGGGCTCTAGTAAGGTTGCAATCATCGTGTCTTTGAGTTTCCAGACCGATGTTTGCGCGACGGTGTGCTGAAACTCACCGGTTTTGTTAAACTCGTTTTCCAGCATCGACCGCAGCTTAGTCAGGGCCAGCCGGTTGATGCGTTCCCACGTTTCGGCTGCTGACTGATCGTCTTTGCGCACCGCGTTGACCAGTTGGGTACTCATGCCGGGCAGGTCGTTGACCCAGACAGGGACGTCGGTGGCGATGCCACGCAGACCGACGTAGGAAGCAAAGGGATTAGTCATTGATTAGGCCTTAGCGGCTGCTTGGTATTCTTGAGCTTTGTTGAGCAGTGCTACCGCTTTGCTGTGCGCTTCGTCTGCTTTGGCTTTATAGTCATCAGCCTCTTTGACCCACTCAGCAGCCTGGGCCGCTACATGATCCGATAGATCAAGGGCACGTACCTGTATTTGTCGTTTAACCTCAGAGGCTATACTGATGCCTACCATCAGATCCTCGCCATAATGGCCAGTGAGCAGATCAACGCAGTAGCTAACTGCATCTTCGTCATTGGCGAATGTTGGCATAGCAGGCTCTTTCCAGGCATCGGCTATTTTATCGACACAGCCGAACTCGGTGCAAGCCACATGGCCGCAATCGCCTTTGCATTCGCTTTGCACTTCCTTTGCAGTTTCTGGCTGTTTTGCAAAGAGATTGGCAAAGGGATTCGGGCTGTCGATCGCCTGATCACTCGCCACTGGCATAGGTTTAGCCAACTCTTTAGCCAACGTACCGTCAGCGTCCATCTCGGCCATTTCCTCGCCAAACGTCTGTTCCGTCACCTTGATAGGTTTCGGTATTGGCTTGCTAGATTCTGGTACCGACTTGATAGGTTCGGGCGCTACTTCCTTAGTGGCTGGCTGCTCATCCTTTGGCGTGAAGAACTGAATGCCTGGCTTCTTATTCTTGGCCCGCTTTTCCTGCTGCAACACCTCGATTGGCGTAATGGTCAACAGCTTGGCCGTACGGGTAAACTGATCACCATCGGCCAGTAGATTCTTCTCAATGCATTCCAGATCGCGCAATGCATCGAAGAAGCCAGCATTGACTTTGTAGGAATTGGTGAAGGCAACCACGTCAATCGGCACCTGTTTTGCTTCTTTCAGCGTACCTACTAGCTCGAATAGGGCTTTGGTGTAGCGTTCTTCCTGTGTAGTCGTTTTCATTATTCAGGGATTATGTGCCGGATTATGGCGGGTTTGATAAAGAATCGTAGGACAAAAAGCAGTTAGCCCGTTTTCTGGATGCGCTGAAAGGTGCTGTATTCGAAGTTGCAGAGTGCGTAGCGGAACGTATCGCCCATGTGGCCGTAGTTCTTCTTGTCACAGTCTTTCTTATCCAGGCTACCGTCAGACAGGCGACGCATGCGCTTGACGTCAGAGGCCAGTACCGGGCATTTGGTGCTGTCGATGGTCAGCTTGCTGTTATAGTGGGAAATCAGCGCATTCGATACGAAGCAGCTGGAGTCGGTGCCGATGTTACTGGTTGGTACCTGGTCGTAGTTGCAGAACCTGGCCCCGTACTGGCTCATGTAGCCGCGAATCAGTTGCCACGCCGACTTATTGCCCTTCGTGTAAGCCGATGCATTGTTACCCGACGCATCACCCGTAAAGTGCAGGAAGTTGCGGCCGTAGCGCTGGGCCAGTTCCTTACAAACACCTTCCAGGTCCAGCCCCTCGATGTGTAGCTCTTCGATAAACTGCAACCCGCCGCCCTGCTTTTGCATGACCAGGACCGAGTTGGTGACGTTAAAGTCAAAGCTGAGGTAGATGGGCACCTTTGGATCGTAGGTGCAGGTACCGAAGTAGTTGGCGCCTTTGACCAGCAACCGGTGGAAGTAGGGGTTTTCGGGCCGTGGCACCCCCCATTTGCCGAGCGCGTCAATCTCGAACTTGTCGGGGTCAACGGTTTCGAGCCAGGCAAAGAACTCGTAGGCTGACTGCGGACAAAAGGGGTTGTCGCCATAATTGGCCAGCACCCGATTACTAGGTATCGTCTTCTTATCGAAGATGTCTTTGTAGATCCAGCTATCAATCGAAATCGGGTTAAACGTGAAGTGAAACCGGGGAGGAATGCCCTGGCTATTCCGCAGCGAACCGAACATGCTCAAAAAGTCCTTCTGGCCGATCTCGCCTTTATCGGTAATCGGTTCCTCAACCCAGATGTCAGTCGGGTCAGCAATCGACATAATCTTCTGCGGATTGTCGAAGGAACCGGCCAGCATGATATTACCGGTGCGGGTGTTGAGAATCGTGTAATCCGAATCCCGGCACACGAACTGATCAGATAGCCACTTCTGCCCGTTGATAATATCCTTGAATAGCTGGTACTGGCTGTTCTTGACGTCCGTCTGATTCTGACGGGCATAAATCACCCGGCAATATTTAGCCTCAGCAGACCGGGCCAGTAGCTCCCTGGCTTTGGTAGCTGATTTAGCCGAGAAGCGCGACCCGTACCAGATTTGAACGGGTGCCTCGTCAAAGAGATGCGGTATGAAGACGTCAGGCACCACAAAACAGCCATCCGGTACCGGGCGACCAATGAAACGCGACGCTGGCAGGAAGTTAATTACCTGACCCATCGCCGCCCTGTTTCTGGAATGCTTCGAAGGCGTCGATCTCTTCAGCCGTCCAGGCTTTGAGTTTAGCGCCGCCTTTATCGTCGACTACGATCTCTTTGGAGTCGCGCCACTTCTTGGGTTGCCGGTTGCGCAGCCACAGCGACGCCGCCTGCGTGTCAGGTGGGTAATGCTTGACCGTGTCGGTCGCCGTGACTTCCCCCTCGTAGGTGCTGAAATGCGTGTCGGGATGCGAGTAGCCTTTTGCCCGGTTGTACAGCGATTCAGCGATCTCGGCGTCAGCTATAATCTTCCCGCGTTGAATGGAGTCCGAAAAACTTGGATGCTCATTTTTCCACTTATACAGGGTTGACTCCGCTATCTGGAAAAAGTCGGCTAACTCTTCATCGGTAGCCCCCAGTAAACACAGCTTTCGAGCCTGCTCATCAAAGGCAGGCTGATAGTCTGACGAACGGCCAGGCGAATAACTATTCCCCGCAGGTGCAGGCATAACGTATGTAGTTGAATGGTTGACAAATATAATTATCTGTCAATATGATTCAAGCCGTTTATACACCGTTTAGCGACCATTTACATTATTTGTCAATCTTTATACTTGACAGATATTTATATTAATGCTATATTTGTTCATCGAATAACAGCAACACATACACACTATGAAATCACACGTTTTCACCCTCGCCGCCGCCCTTCGCCGCAAAGGTCTTTCCCTCTCCGAGTCACTGCGTAAGGCATGGGCTACCGTTAAGCTCCGCGCCTCAATGGCCGTTAAGCCGACCACATTCTTCTACACGAAAGGCGACGGTACAATGCGCTGGGCCGTGGGTTCGCTCGAATTCCCCGCTACGGATGCCCCCGGTGCCGTAGTCCGCTACTACGATATGCTGGCGCGTGACTACCGTTCATTCCGCGCCGACCGCCTGATTGTCGATTAGTCTTTACCCGGCCGGGTAGGTTGCCCGGCCCTTTTTTCACTCTCTTACTTTCTCCCTTACTATGTCTAAGACAGACACCCCAATTGCCGCCATCCCTACCGATGCCGCCCCATTCGTAAAACCGTACCAAATGATTCACGAGGGTACAGGTGAGGTTATCAGCAAATACAAATACCTCGAAGGCCACCCCCGCCAATATCGGTTTGATGCCAAAGAGGGCGTATTCAATATCAACGGTCTGGAAAAGCTGGGCCGGACGCTTACGTTTCAGCCGATCGCGTGGCGAATCTTCACCGACAATATCCTGAACATGGGTGTCAAGAACTGGGCTGAGGTCTTCTTCATCGACGAAAAAGGCTGTGTCTCTGCCGTTCTGTTTCATGGCTTTTCTGTCGATAATATCTTTCGGTTGATCGAGCCGCTGTACTACGACGATCTGACCCTTGCCGATGTCGTGATTACGGCTGTGGCTGAGAAGAAGGAGAACAATAAAATCCAGCCTAAAGGGATTTACTACATCGCCGACTTTTCGTACAAGATGGCCGAACCTGAAAAGTCGAAGGAGTTGAAGCTGTTCGCTCAGGATTACAAGGTCTTTCGTCAGGAAACGTTGACTGACATCGCCAACATCAAAACGGCTTTCAACTACTACAATCCGTTCGCCCACGCGATTGATGAGCCGCAACAGCCCGCTCAACTGCCAACCGGCGAAGCTCTTACTCAGTAAAATTTGGTGTGGATAAGCAGTAAAGGGCCGAGCTACTTGGTTCGGCCCTTTCTTCTCAGTCCACGTAATCAAGCCCCAATATGCTACTAGGATTCAAGACCCAAATCAAGGGCAGACCAACGGGATTTGTCAACAAGATTTTAGCCTGTTCAGAAGTTGCGCGTGGCATCACACACGCTATGCCTATGCCGCCAATTGACACCCCTCGTCCCAAAGTTCACACTATACGCGAAGATCAGCACAAGCGATGGAAGCCCGGCATGACGGTTCACTTCGCTACTGGCATACGCACAAAGCAGTATTGTCAGTTTGGAGTCGGCATCTGCAAATCGGTACAGAAGATTGTGATTCACGCTAACCCGATGGGCATTTTCATGATCCAGGTCGACGGCCGCGTACTGAGCAATATCGAATGTATGAAACTGTCTCTTGACGATGGGTTTGACCAGTTCAGCGATTTTGAAAGCTGGTTTGCTAATGATGCCATCGAAGCAGGAGGTTCCAAAACCTACCGGCTCATTCACTGGACTGACTTAAAATATTAATCATACCCCCACACTTACCCCCAACATACCCCAATGACTACCGAAGTAGAAGCCCCGATCGACGCCGTTGTTGTCGAGATTATCCCCACCGCTAAACTGGCCGAAATCCAGCCAGATACCGACGAACTGGCGACCGTCAACGCCACTGATGCCGGGCTGGCTGTATTGCTGGCCAAGGCCGAGGAACTGGCCGCCATCGGTGCGCCCGACAAAGCCAGTTACGATCATATCCATGCCGTCACAATGGTAGCCGTTAAGGTGCGGACTGGGGCCAAAAAGCTGGCCAAGGAACTGGCCGCTCCCCATAAGGACGAGTATGACAAGATTATCGGCGAAGGTGAGCGAATCGGAGCCGAAGCCAAGAAAGCGGAAGACCTGCTGCGGCCGATCAAAGAAGACTACGAAGAATCGGAGAAACGGCGCAAAATAGCCGAGGCCAAAGCCGAAGCCGATAAGATTCAAAGCCGCATTTCGTCGCTGATTCGGCAGGGCGCTACCTACGAAGCAGGCAGCTACCTGCTTGGCGACGTGGTAATCGATAACATCGAAGTGCAGGCCGCGACCGATGAGGTATGGCAAACCCTATTCACGTCAGTCGTTGTCGAGGCTGAGAAGATTGCCGTAGCTCAGCGCGAAGCCGAAGCAAAGAAACAGGCTGAAGCCGAGGCGCTGGAAAAGCAACGTCAGGAGCAGGAAAGGCAGCAACAGCTACTTGATGCGCAGGCCAAGAAGCAGCGGGAAGAGGCAGAGGCGCAACGTGTAGCGATGGAAAAGCAACAGGCTGAACTACGTCAACAGGTGCTGGATATGCGGCTCGAGAAGCTGACAGGGCTGGGCTGGGAGACTAACGGAAAACGGGTTTGGTATAGCGAATATGCATCTTACCCACACACCGACATAGTTAATTGGTCGGCAACTGCCTTCTCTGAGATGGTTGACCAATTCTGGGCGTGGGAAAACGAACGGATTGGCAAAGCCGCCGCCGCCCAACGCGAACAGGAAGAAATCGCCGAACGCGAACGGCAACTATCGACCCGATTCCGTGAGCGGTCGGCGTTGCTGGTTGCTGAAGGTTGGCAGTGGGATGAAGAAGGCGACGTGTGCAGCAATGGTCAGGCTTGGAGCATCACACTGGAAGACCTGCGCGACATTGATGACGAAGGTTTTAACAACCTGCTGGCCGGTTTCCGTCAGTGGGTACTCAATCAGGCCGAAGCCGCCAAACAGGCCGAAGCTGATGCCAAAGCAAAGCAGAAAGCCGATAAGGAACGGGCAAAGCGGTTGAAGCCTGATAAAGACCGCTTGAGCAAATGGTCGGCCAATCTGGCCAGCTATACCCTTGCTGTCACGAATCAACCCGAAACGACGGAGTTGCAAAATCAATTCATCGTTCGACTGGCGGCACTGGCTCAGGAATTCATCGAAGAAGTCGAAGCCCTGTAGACTATGGCCAGAGAGGTAATTACCTATGGCAACGTCACAAAAGGCAAACTGTCAATTGTCGAGCGGGCTCAGTTTCTGGACTCGCTTGGCAATTGGCAGGACTGCGAAGTAGAGCTGATTGTCAAGAAGATCGAGCCGCACCGCTCGAATCCCGCCAACCGCTACTACTGGGGCGTTGTCGTCAAGATTGCCCGTCAGGTCATCAACCTGGAACTGGGCGAATACTACAGCCGCGACAAGATCCACGAGATGCTCAAGGCTGAGTGCAACACCGTCGAACATGATACCCAATCCGGCCGCATGGTCATGGTCGTGCGCGATACCCACGACATGCCGCATTCTGAATTCTGCGAGTACGTTGAACGCTGCCGGTTCTGGCTGCTCAACTTCTGGGGTGCCGATACACCTGACCCTGTTAAGATACTGACCACAAAAGACGCACTACCGATATGACCACCATTAACAGCATATCGGGTGGCAAAACTTCGTGCATGATGTCTCTTGAATTTCCCGCCAACGTTGATTTGTTCGCACTCGTTGAGCAGCAATCTAGCATCTACAAGCCCGAATCAAGGTGGTGGAAATCGGAGGCCCAGCAGCAAGCATTTGCCTGGGTACGGCAATTCAGGTCAGGATTTTGGTGCACGGCTGAAGATGACAATACGCTGATTTGCCTTCACGAGGTAAGCAAGCTGCTGCACTCTCGCAGTACACATATTAACTATGGCGGCGACAGTTGTGGGCTTGTGATTACAGCGGCCGGTAACTTCTCGGGCCTTACTAACCCACACGGCAAAAAAGCCAGTCTATTCGATGACTTCGATACCTTAATTTCTCAGCGCAACTACCTGCCTAATGCCAGAAAGCGGCTATGTACGCAGTTCCTGAAGGTAGAAAACATCTACCATTGGTGCGCCTGGAATTATCCCAGCGAACATATACAGATGCGGATAGGCTTTCGGGCTGATGAAATTGAGCGAACGATTAGACTCTATTTTAAGCAGGTGCCGATTAAGCACAGAAAGCCGAACCCTGACTATGACTTGACAACCTCATTTAAGCGGTGGCGATTGCCGACGTACCTAGTCCGTTGGTGGGAAATATTCGACGTTGAGGACATGGTTCGACAGGGCATACTGATTGAGAAGCCGACGCCCTTCAACGTGGTTTGCGGCATAGATTACCGAACGCCCGAGTTTCCCTTCATTGAACACGGCATAACGCAAAGCGAAGTTGTACGCTATTGGCGTGGCCGATACGATCGGTTCCCGTTCCCTGAAATCAGTAATTGCGTTGGCTGCTTTCACCACCGGGTTGAGCAATTACAAAAGCAGTGGACAAACCCTGAGAATTGGGGCAAAATGGAATGGTACGCCAGGGAGGAAGAGCGAACTGGTAAGCTATTTGGCAAAAATCACAGCTATCGGGAAATATCAAAGATGCCCGTTCAGCAAGCAATTGATTTCAACTCATCATGGACCTCCTGCGATAGTGGAGGTTGCACCGACTAAACAGCATGACCTACACCGAACACCAATACAGGACCGAACTCAAACGCTACGCCAACAGCGACCTGAGCGAATTATCAGGCAAGCCACGATTCAACGTCAAGCCTGAAACGATGGCATTCGGCACGGCCTTTCACACGATGACTCTCGAGCCTGACAAACCTGTTGAGGGCTGGGATTTGCTGACCGCTCCACAGCAGTGGCAACTATGCAGTATGTGGGGTCAGGTGATGAATGATGAAAGTATTGCACCACTACTGGCCAAATCAGAACACGAACAGGTACGTTGCTGGGACGACCCGATTACTGGCCTACCGCTCAAGGCAAAGATCGACGGCTGGCTGGATCGTGGGCGATATGTACATGTAATCGACTTGAAGACCACCTCATGTCGATCTGAAGACGAATTCATAAAGACGTGCCAGGATTACAACTACGACCGGCAGGGCGCATTCTACCTGTCGAGCGATCAGCGGGCAGCGTACTTCTCGATCGTCGGTGTGCAGAAGCAGCCGCCGTATCAGGTATGGCACCACCGCTACCACATCGACAGTGACTTCATTCAAACTGGCATGAAGAAAATGCGCTACCTGCTGGCGCTAGCCAAGGAAGAGGCAGACAAACCGAACGGATGGCGCCCGAGCAGCTGGAGCCGAATTGAACAACAAGCCTAATCACACCAATCTATGTTACATCCATCAGACATAACTCTGACCGACGACTTTTGTGGTTGCGGCGGGTCGACCCAGGGCGCAAAACACGTACCTGGCGTCAAAGTAAAATACGCCCGTAATCACTGGCCGTTGGCGATCGAGAGTCACAATACCAACCATCCTGACACCGAACACGACTGCGTTAATCTAAGTGAGACGCATCCTGGCCGCTACGAACGGACGACTATCTACATTGCCTCTCCGGAGTGTACCAAACACTCACGCGCCGGCGGCCGTAAGCGGAAGAATCTGGGACAAACCGACTTATTTAAAAAGGGCTCACTGGATCCGGCCGCTATCAAAAGCCGGGCTACGATGTGGGACGTGGTAACGTTTGCCGAATACCACCGGCATGAGGTCGTTATCGTTGAGAATGTGGCCGAAATACGGGACTGGGAATGTTACGGCCCTTGGATTCAGTCAATGCACAATCTTGGTTACCTGCACGAATGCGTATACCTGAATGCTATGTTTGCTCACTCGGAGGAAATGCTGCATTTCGCCCCTCAGAGCCGAAACCGCATCTACGTCGTATTCTGGAAAAAGGGCAACCGGAAACCTAACCTCGACATTCGCCCAAAGGCACCCTGTTTGCGTTGTGGCGAGGTAGAGGCCATACAGACCTGGAAGCGTGGCTGTATCTCGAAGGACTACGGTAAGAATGGTGGTTACTTCTACCGCTGTCCGAACTGTCACGCAGAGGTATTGCCCTATTACTATGCGGCCGTGAACTGCATTGATTTTAGTTTGCCGATGATTAAGATCGGCGACCGGGCCGCTAATGGCATGTCAAAACTATCAGCGAACACTCTGGCCAGAATCGAATACGGGCTAAAGAAATTTGGACTCCGGCCGACCATCCTCGATCAGCGCAACCCATCGGGCAACCGCATTGCCACGCCTGCCGACCCGCTGCATACTCAGACCACGCAGAAAGCCTCTTACCTGTTTTCGCCTTTTTTGCTGGCTAACCGGGAAGGTTCGACGCCCCGAACGATGGCCGACGCTACCCATACGATCACGACGGGCAATCATGAAATGCTGATAGACATCGACCGGACATTTATTCCCATTCATCGGAACAATAGCTGGGCGGCTCACGCAACGGACCCATTATTGACTGTTTCGGCGGGAGGCATACATAGTAGCTTAGTGATACCGCCGTCGGCAATCTTAACGAGTCGAGGGACTCGCCACTTTGGCGGACAAACGGACCCGATGCCCACGCAGACCACATCTATACAGAATTGGCTAATGGGTACCGCGCCGTTTTTGCAGGCGTACCATAAGTCGCATCAGGCGGCACTGGCTACCGACCCGGTTTCGACCATTCCGACCCGTGACAGTGTAACGCTTGTCGAGTCGTACAATCAGCCCAATGTTGAGGACTGTTACTGGCGCATGTTCCAACCACATGAAACTGCAGCGGCTCAGGGCTTTCCTACTGACTATATAATTCTAGGGTCGAAAGACAAACAGCAGATCCAGATCGGTAACGCCAACCCACCGCCCACGATGGAACTGCTGGTACGGCGTTGCGTGGAATCGCTGGTATAGTAATTCAGATTTTGCGCTATATTTATGCAGGGAACATTATAACCAATTCCCGCGAACTCTAAAGGAGACGAATACCCGACTGGCTCACGAGCCCAACGAAGGCAGCCGCCATCTATCTGCTTTCAAAACTCACCCCTGTATTCTGGTACAAATTGCCCGACAGGCTTGAGCTAGTATTAAGTCTAATGGACTTTGTTGAATTCATCTCACGATATCAGCAGTTCTTTAGACCATAAGAAAAAGCCCGCTACAATTAATTGTAGCGGGCTTTTTGTGCCCCGTTAAGCCCAGATTAAATAACTGTAAAGTATGTTTTGACTGCCCGCAATTGAGTATTTTTATAACTCAACAGTACACAGATACAATGACTGAATTGCAAGATGAAGTAACGATGTTAAAGCCTGAAGCGCTGCTAAAATTCAGGCTTTACGAATCGGTAGACCGGAGCCAGTCCAGGGAATTCGGGGAGCCGGTTTGGGTCGATCAGATGACGGCCCTCAGTTCATCCTATGGCTACGGTACCAAACACACCATCGAGTTTCCAAGAGGGGAGGAACAGTCAGGTACGTACATCTCAGCAATGCTGCCACACCTGCGCCGCATTGATCACGAAGCCAGGCCCGGCGTAAAGACGATCGAATTGACCGTTTTTCTGGCTCCGCTCGACCTGTTTGCCTTCATGACGCCGCTCGATGACAACCAGGTCAACATTGCTTACAGCAACCCGATTTAGCAGGCTGTCGCCTCTACGTACGCCCCTAAAAAACAAATACCCCGTTTCTAGGCCAGAAACGGGGTATTCTATTAATGAATCTTAAGCCGAATAATTCAGGACGTTTAGAATGCGATCCAGGTCTTCCTGCGAGGTAAACGGTATCTTGATTTCACCCGTGTGCTTCTCATCGGCCTTGATAACCACTTTGCTGCCAAACATTGATGAAAGCTTGAATTGCAGGCTCCGCATCTCTTGTTTGGGAAGCGTTGTTTTCCGGGCAGGGCCATTGTCGTCGGCCATCGAGAGATTCCGTACGGCTTCTTCTACTTTGCGCACCGACCAATCTTCTTCAATGATCTTGTTGAAGAGTTTGATCTGCGTTTCCGGGTTTTCAATGTTGATAATTGCCCGGGCGTGCCCCATCGAAATGCGGGTATCGCGCAACGAAGCCTGAATAGCAGGAGGAAGCTTCAGCAGCCGAATGTAATTGTTTACTGTGGTGCGGTTCTTACCCACGCGCTCGCCCAACTCCTCCTGTTTCAGACTGCACTCGGTGATTAGCCGCTGATAAGAGAGGGCAATTTCGATCGAGTTCAGGTTTTCACGCTGAATGTTCTCAATCAGGGCCATTTCCAGCATCTGCTGGTCGTTGGCTGTGCGTACGTAGGCCGGAATATGCAGCATGCCAATCAACTTGGAGGCCTGCAGACGGCGTTCGCCCGAAATAAGCTGGTAATGGTCTTTACCGAGCTGCCGAACGGTGATGGGCTGAATAATGCCCTGAACGCGGATCGAATCGGCCAGTTCGTTAAGGGCTTCCTCATCAAACCGGGTACGTGGCTGAAAAGGGTTCGTTTCGATCTGATCGAGACTAATCTCGGTCATGGTACTGATCGATTCATACGGCGATGGCTTGGTTTGCTGCCGCCCGTCGCTGTCTTGCAGCAACGCGCCAAGCCCCCGGCCAAGGCCCATCATTTTATTGTTTTTAGGCGCACCCGCCTTTGTATTGGTCGTGTTCAT